ATGGCTTTAACTGAAGTGTGGCTGAAAGCTAATAACGGCAAGGCACGTGATAAGGTTGAAGAAATAGCAGATCGGGATTCAATGAGTGTCAGAATCTCACCTAAAGGTAAAATTGTTTTTCAGCTTCGGTACCGTTTTGCTGGAAAAGCTGAACGTTTAGACCTTGGTACCTACCCTCATATCTCTCTCAAAGATGCACGTGTAAAAGCTAGTGAAATGCGTTCACTATTAGATAAGGGAATGAATCCTAAAGTTGAGGTTCGTGTACAGCAGCAAAAATACATCGATGCAAGCACATTTGAAGATGTCTTTAATGATTGGTATGAAAGTTATTGTCTAAAGAAGAAAACATCTGCCCAGCAAATTAAGAATACTTTTGAGCAGCATGTAATACCTGAAATCGGTGATTTACCAGTTGAGCGCATTACTCTACAACAATGGTTAGCCTTACTTGAAGAATTAGCAGATGATGTACCTTCGATTGCAGATCGCGTATTAACGAATGCAAAACAGGTTCTAAAATGGGCCAAAAAAAGACAATTACTTGAGGTAAATGTTTTATCTGACATCTATGCCAAGGAAGATCTAGGTATAGAGCGAAACAGAAGAACAAGATTTCTTTCTGATGAAGAAATTAAGATGGTTTTGATGGCTATTGAAGAATCAAATATTTTGCCTAAAAACAAAATTTTCTTAAAACTATGTTTAATGTTTGGCTGCCGTAATGGTGAGCTTAGAAAAGCTCAAAAGACAGATTTTGATTTAAATAGAAAAGTCTGGATTGTTCCTGTTGTAAACAATAAGACCGGTAAGAAAACTGGCCGTGAAATCATTCGCCCTATTTTGCCTGAAATGGAGGCATTAATTGTCGAGGCTTTTGAATACAACACTTCTGAGTACTTCCTAACAAATGATAATGAAGAAACACCTATGAGTCATGGTTCTTCAAATTCATTGCCAGCCTACTTAATGGAACGCCTAAGACGACATCATGACTTTTACATGAAGCATTGGTCCCTTCATGACCTTAGAAGGACAGCTCGTACTAATTTCAGCGCATTTACTTCGCGTGATGTAGCACAGCTAATGATTGGCCATGTAATGTCTGGTGAACAAGGTACTTATGATTATTACGAGTATTTACCACAGCAAACTGAAGCTTATACAAAGTGGTTGAAGAAACTTAACTCTCTGACTAATATTTAAGCATTGAAAATAAAATGAATTACAAGTAATTAAAAATGAGCGAATATTTTGATGAAAACGAAATAGCCAAACATGCTAGAGTTGGACTAAAGAAGATGTAATTCAAGTTATTAAGTCATGGCAAATAGCTGATGAATTTTTTCAAGAAGAGCACATAGGTAATAGTAACTTAAAGGATCTAGAGAATGCTTAGCTATTATTATTGAGTTCATTAATACTCGCTGCACTGATTAAAATTTCTTTTGTAAGCTGCAATTAATCTACATACACTCTTTAGCTATATTATAAGCAACCGTATTTGGTTGCTTATTTTCATGAATCATCGCTTTTTAGCACCAACTCATACTCATTACCATTAAATTTATATATAACATAGGTCTTAAATAAAGAAGCATAATTATAATCAATAAGAAATTGATTAATTAAATTCTCATCTAATTGTTGACCTGGCAACAGCCCAATCATTTGATATGGAAAATCCCAATTATTTTCAAAATAGCCACTATCATGAATAAAGGTAGTTTTAACCTCATCACCTAAGCGATACACAAGAACATATGGGAAATTTAAAGAATGCACAATCCCATTAAACCTATTGAAATGCTTTATAATCTGCCGATATTCATTATTCCCTTTTAGAGTTCGCTTTAAATTCTTACAAACTATTATAGAGTCTACAGATTCAAGTAAAATTTTAGCGTTTTCATACTCAGGATTATAAAGATGAGGCCCTAAAGATAAATTACTAAATGGCTTCGTAGTTAAACTTATAGATCCAAAAGGCTCTAATACAAGCGGAGGATTACATTCTTCTAAAAGTAGTAATATTTCTTCATCAAATAAAGCGTATATAGCAAAAATTGGAACGGGTTTGTCCTTTTTATTTGCCAAGACAATATTATTAATTCGTGGAAATGTTAATGCATCATGATCAATAGTAAAGCTCGCGATTACTGAGTTCCCCCATTTATTTAAAGACAAAATAATTGTAATTATTGTCGAAATTACAATAACAAAAGGTCTAAACGTTCCATCTAAAAATTTTGAGAACGAATCAAGTGTCATATTTCCCCCTAACTTTTAATAAAAATTCTTTTTCTCAAGCTACAAAAATTATAAAGCATTTAATAAGAATTTATTTAATAGTTTATTTAGCTTTTCTAATTTAGGTGCATTTTATGTGCTCAAACTACGAACCAATTGCAAAAGATAGAATTCACTTACTGGATCTGTTTGAGCCAACATTTGAATATAAATCTCACATTTATCCCAACTATGAAGCCCCTCTCTTATTCTCAAAAAAAGAGCAGATGGAATGGCGCTTAGCTCGTTTTGGCCTCGTAGCCCCTTGGGTTAAAGACCTTAAAAAGGTACACAATACTTATAATGCTAGAACAGAGACAGTTCACGAAAAGCCCAGCTTTCGTAATGCTTGGAAGAAAAATCAATTCTGCTTAATACCTGCAGATGTGATTTTTGAACCGAAGTATATTAATAATAAGCCAGAATGGTGGGGAATTTATCGCAAAGATGATATGCCTTTCACTATCGCCGGCATTTACGAATATGCTGTAGTGAACGGCGAAGAAATCAGATCTATGAGCATGCTCACAATTAATTCTGACCATCACCCTTTCATGAAGCAATTCCATGCTCCTACAGATGAAAAACGCTCTATCATTGTCATCCCGCCTGAACTAAGAAATGATTGGCTGCATTGCAAACATGAAGAAGCTAAAGAGTTTTTCTTAGATATGCCTGCTGATGAATTCACCGCTCAACCTAGATCAGAATTGAAGAAATTCCGACCAAATGCACAATGAAGCGCGACAAGTTACGACTAGTCATTATTTATCCACAACTTTTTAAATTTGAAATTTAACTAAACTCTAGCATATCATCTTGAATATGTTACAAATTCAAGCTAGGGGATATTCTATGAGCGAAATTGCACCGTCCATTATCCAGATAAAGCCTTATCTAACTCAAGGTTTTGCTTTGTCTGATGTTATGTCTATCAAGCTAGTTGTACCCTCCTCTCATATGCTTATCCCTTACGCATTAGAAAAAATAAATGCAGGCTTCCCAAGCCCAGCACAAGATTATGTAGATAAAGCTCTCGACATGAACGAGCACTTAATAAAAAATGAAACCGCTACGTTTATTGTGAAAGTTGCATCACTATCAATGCTCAATGCGGGTATAGATATTGATGATGAATTGATTGTGGATCGTAGTCTTGATGCAAAGCACGGCGATATCGTTATTGCACTCATTGACAATGAATTCACAGTTAAACGTTTAATGATCGATGAAAAAGGCCAATGGCTTAAAGCTGAGAATCCTGAATATAAAAATATCTATCTACAAGAGGGCCAAGAATTAATAATTTGGGGTGTTGTCACTCATATCATTAAAATGACACGGCATTAAGTCATGAAACATGAGAACAAAGTATTTTTTCTCATCGATGTAAATAACATGTACGTTTCATGTGAGAGAGTCTTTGACCCATCTTTGAATGATAAGCCTGTTATTGTGCTCAGCAATAACGATGGGTGCGCTGTGGCGCGTAGCAACGAGGCAAAATCCTTAAATATAAAAATGGGTGTGCCGCTTTTTCAAATTAAAGACATTGTTCAGCAACATAACGTAATTGTTCTTTCAAGCAACTATGCAATGTATGCAGAAATGTCACGGCGCTTTCATACGATCCTTGCCTCTTACGTAACTGCAGAAGAAGTTGAACCCTATTCTATTGATGAGTGCTTTGTTGATTTCACCGCTTATGAGAAGAACTTTGATTTAGAAAAAGTCGGGCAACAAATGCGGGGTCAAATATGGAAGTGGTTAGGCCTACCTGTTTGTGTCGGAATCGGCAGAAGTAAAACAGAAGCAAAAATTGCAAATCATATTGCAAAGAAAAACCCTGGCTTTAACAGCGTTTGTGATTTAGTGAATATGGATCCGTGCAATAAAGAATACTACTTTGCTCAAATAGATGTGAGTGAAGTCTGGGGCGTTGGTCGTAAGCACTCAAAAAAGTTGCAAAGCATGGGAGTTAATACAGTGCTTGATCTGGCATGTGCTGAACCACGAGAAATGCAAAAGAAATTTTCTATCGTCATGGCCAGAACTATTTATGAACTGCAAGGTATCTCATGCATTGAGATTGAACATACTCCCCCATCAAAAAAACAGATTGTTGCCTCTAGGTCTTTCGGTGGTCGCGTAACTGAATTAACGGATCTAAAAGAAGCTATCTCTATGTATGCTCAAGATGCTTGTAAGAGATTGCGCGATGAAGGGTTACTATGCGGATGTATGATTGCTTTTGTACAGTCAAATCCTTTCGATCCGAATGTTCCTTTCTACAACAAATCAATTACTGGTTCATTTTCAGAGCCTACTGATTGCGCGCTAGATTTTGTTAGAGCTGCGACAAGGATGTTGAACGAAATCTATAAAGAAGGAATTAAATACAAGAAATGCGGTGTTGTACTGACAGGTCTTGAGCCCAAATCTGGCCATACTTATGATCTTTTAACCGACTTTGAGCACATAGAGAAAAAGGAATGTTTGATGAAAGCTATGGATGGTATTCATAGTAAATTTGGAAAGAAAAAACTCAGTGTTGGTCCATGTTACGTGCCGGGTCGGAACTGGTCGATGTCGCGGGATAAGCTCACTCAAAACTATTTCAGTTGGGAAGGCTTACTTAAGATTAGTAAATAGTGTAAGTTGGATATTTTATCGGTTATTGAGGTGAAGATATGAGCATTTTTAAAATAGGTAATAACTCAAAGATTGGCACATTTGAATTCAAAGATAATATCAAAATCTCTGACTCAAATTCAGATGAAGGGTCTATGGCATCAATTGGCGATAATATTGAAATTGAAGATTTAAGAGTAAGCGGCAATGAACAACATACTTCTGAGAGCTATAAGACAAAGTGTATAGAATTAAGAAAAACTGTTCTTGGTGAGTTAAATGCTGCTATTTCAAATCTAGATAATGAGAACGAAAAAAAATCCTTACAAGCTTTAGTAATTAAAATGGAGCAGTTGCCTCAAAATATAAAGGGCCAGTGGTTTTTTGATAGGGCATTAGAAAACCTCAAAGAATTTGCAACTGATCTTGGAGCAAAGGTTGTTGCTGAAATTGCAATGAAGCATATGGGCTTTTAATTCCAAGCCATAGTTAAATAGCTTTAACCATTATGCTCATATTCACATTATTATTAATTGTATGAGTTGTGCATTCTGATAGCAGAATGCACAGCAAAAACCAAAACCTTCATATTGAAACGCGGTTAGCAATCCAGCCATAAAAGAATTGCTCCTGCGTGGGATTACGTTCACAGATTTCAATATAACGTTGGCCTTGCATGATATTAAGGACGCGAACCAGTACTTTCTCACCTTCTTTTCCACGTTTGGCCAGATAGGTTTTAAGCGCACCTAAAGTGTTAGAACCATACACACCATCCACGTCCAAATCTGCATACCCGGCTTTACCTTGATTGTTGAGCAAGTTTAGAGCACGTTGTAAAAGTGGTTTTGCAAAGTTGATACCACAGTTCACACCAGTGTCTAAAAGTTCTTCTGCTACAGCAGAGCTAATCGTATTCACTTGATCGAATCGCGGTAAAGTCCAATAGTTTTTTCGATAAATGGCTTTGGCAACCTCAAGCGGCAAATCTCTCATATTACCTTTAAATCCATTTGCTCGAGCAACAGCCTCGGTTATACCGTACTTTGTTGCACCGCCCCGATCAGCTGGGTTATTTACGTACCCGCCTTCACGCTTAATGAGTTCGTCAAGATATTGTTCAATGTTCATTTAACTTTTCCTTAGGTAATAAAAAACCGCCCGAAGGCGGCATTAACTGTTTTCAATGTCTTTTCTGGCATTCTTAAACTCTTTGATCACTTCAACGATCGTTTTACCTTCCTGTTTATCTATAAAATTAAAAATCCAACGGACTAAAGCCCAACCGGGTAAACCACAAACAAAGAAGAACCCACCTAGAGCAATCATCCCCCATACATCAGTAACCCATTCATGAAGTCCCCACTTCACAATAATGAATGAGCCGCCAGCCAAACTTGATACAACCGTACAGATCAAACCAACTGCCCACTCTTGTGGTGAGCGTGGCATACGAGTCATTAATACAACTGCTGCAACCAAACCGACTGCTAAAGTCACCATGATTGCAACCCCATATAATTTTAAAAGTGCTGTAAAACCGCTAGTGGAAACTGGTTCCATAAATCTCTCCAGATATTTTTAGACAATAAAAAAGCACCCGAATTGGGTGCTCAAAGTTCTTATAAGGTTTAAAGGGTTTGCAAGATTTTCCCTCCATTAATCAATTGAGTTGTTAGCGGCGCCACCCCAACAATTGCAGGTCCACCCGGCCCCGGCTGGCCTTCAGTAGTGCCATGGTATTGCCAGTTCCATGTTCCATCATTGGTAGACTTGGTACCACGTTCGCCCCAGTTTCCACCATCACCTGATAATGGAGACCCATAACGGTCATTTTGGGTTCGGTAACCTTTACCGGGTACCGAAGCTTCAGCATCAGTGATTTTCATAACCAATAAATAACTCTCCAGATAGAGGCGATAATCTTGTGAGTCATTTGAAATCGGCTGTCCAGTCATGACCCGACCAAATGGTGCTCCAGCACCACCGGGAATTCCCTGAACCCCATAAGATGATCCAGTGTAAATACCACTTGGTGTTGCTCCACCACCTGAGCCGCCTCGAGCTAACGTCCCTCCATCGATAATCAGGTTTAGTTTGCTGTGTCGATTCAATAAACCTGGTGCACCCTGAAAACCATCACGCCGGGTTTTGGTAAAATTGAAGTCTGAATCTTTTTCCCAATCTCCGTAAGCTAGATGTGGCAACCCGCCATCACCACCACGTCCAACAACAGCACCTTTAATCGTCAGATTCACCACCAGATCAGGTGGGAACTCACCAGTATCAATAGCAGGTAATTCTGATGCAGCTGGAACGATATACTCTCGTTTTGCAGGACTAGACTTATAGTCGAATTTATAGACAAATCTGGTTTCCGGTCGATAAGAACTTGAACTTGAAACCAGTGCACCTGCTTCAACTACAAAACTGATTTCTCCAGTCGTTGGCAAATCCCCTCTTTGCATCTGATATAAACGCGCCAGATTAATATCCAACTGGTCATATCGAATGTAAATCGGTGAATCATCTACTGGCACATCAATAAAGTCCTTGTCATTGAGGTAATAACGTTCATCGTAATTAATTGCAGTAATGGTATTAGAGAACTGGTCAGCTGGTTCTCTTTTTGCAACCAGATAAGGCAATGAGCCTTTGGTATCGTCATTAACCACCGTATAGATAGTATTCACAAAATCATCAGGACTAAGCTTTAAGGCCCCGTTCGGTAAACGGCCTAAAACCACCTTGTTCTTGGCAGATCCAGCGGTAACAGGAATAAGGTCCACTGTGCCATCCCCCATTTGCAGATAGATCACATAGCTCTTGCCTGCAATGAAATCTACATCATGGCTTAAGGTGAGGATTAAACCCTCTTGCTGTACCACTTCCCCGCTTTGATGAATACCATTGCGATAATCTGCTACGGCAATACGGTCACGTAGCACAAGCAATTCAGACTCAGGCGCCGCATCAAAGGTGATGGATTTACGTTGAAACCGAAGCTTGTTCCAGATCCGGTACGCATTAAAATGAGCTTGCCACTTGTTTCGCACCCCAACTGATTTCACTTCTTTCGGGTTCTTTGCTCCTTTGTCTGGCAAATAGATATTGATACGACTATCGTCGGTCGGATCAGTGTATTCATAGATCAGTCCATCGTAGTCATCCATTACACCAAAGGTCAGATCATGCTTGTAACTATCCGGAATGATATTCCTGAAATTAAACAGCATTACCGAGTTATCAGTTGGCCGTTCAAAATAAAGCTTGAGCTTATTATTTTGACGATATGCAGTACAAAACACTGCATCACAAAGATTGGTAACCAGCTCTTCAAAAGATAGGTTTGTATCATCAATAGTGGTGCAGAACTCTGCCGCTAGTGGTGTTCCAAAATAATCAACTACATTGTTATAAGTTCGGTAGATATTTTCCAGATCTATTTCGTCGATCGTACGGCGACCAATCTTGTCATCAAGTGCCATTGAAACCAGTGCATCAGCAAAGCTTGATGTTGGAAATAGCTCTGTCGTCATTGCGCCGTTTTTATAAGTCGGCAACATCCGCTGAAGATCAAAATTGATCTTACGTGACTTAACAGATAAAGCTCCAGTGGTTGCATATGTACGTGCACGGAAAACCGTTTCATGCTCATACGTTGTGCTTTGTAATGGATATGCACCATATAGTGCTTGCCACTTCACATCATCTACTACCGTTGTAACCGCCGGTGTTGGTGTTAAACGGCGTGCGCGGACACTACAGCGACCTTGAAATGTCACCATATCCAGCGTTGCACCAACTGTCTGACGTGACTTTGCTGAACCCTTTAGGATGATCTGCTTCAGCATTGGATTGCCAATGGCTGCACCCGATTCATTTACCGGCGTTACTTCTACTTCAATCGTGACGTTTACAGCTCCCTGATTTCCACCTGAAGAAACGGTATAAAGTCCATTGGTGGCCACAAAATTACACAGCACCCGACTTCGTTCGACATTGTCTAGAATGAATGGCCCAATCCACTTCTCGCCAATAGATGAAAGCTTTGGAGATAAAGCACCAGTTTGCTGATTTGATAATTCCTTTAGCTTTAGCCAATTGGGGTTTACCGCAGCCGGATTAGACAATGCCATACGGTCATCAGCTACCGATAGAACGCTATATGTACCATTTAAATCATAAGTCTGGCCGTTGTAAGTAAACGAAGCATTTGTGATTTCTACCCGGTCATTACTAACAAATTTAGTTGTTAAATCAGTATTGTTTGCAGATGCTCGCAGGATCTCGTTTGGATATGCAAAATGAAGGTAGTTCGCACCTTCTAAAGACTGTGTATCTGCTGGACGGAGAACTTGGCCATTAACAGAGGTTTGATGCTGAACCGTTAAGGGTGGAGTTGTAATTTCGGTACCAAGCGAGAAATATGGCTCACCCGAGACAATATCGACACCTGGTCGATAGACTTCTACCGATGCACCGGCAATATCGACAATATTGGTTTCACCGTCATAAGCTCCATTGATTTTATAGTGTCCACGACCAATACAGCCCACTACATGCTCAACTTCAACGTTATTTTCATATACCTTGTAAGGTACTGCGATTAGGTCGGGAGTATTCCACCCAGCTCCATAGTTATCAGCAATACGACCATTCACCCGGATCTTGTTTTCACGGTTAGAAAGTTCATTGTTTGCCGAAGAAGACTGGTTAGTATTTTGAGTAGTCTGGGCTATCGATGGAGTCGGCATTAAAAATGCGATCGCAATACTAATCACAATCGAAACAATAGCAGCGACCCATTTTGGGTTCTCAACTACGATAAAAGTACCCGGTAAGAAATCAAGCTGCTTTAACTCATAAGCATTCTTCGGTGTGACTTCGTTCGCAAATGAAATTTCCGCATGATCCATATTGCTTGTGGTATGAAAGATACGGACATGCTCAGGCATATGTTCATATTTTGAAGTGAGCCATTGCCCAATGGTTTGAGCCTGTTCAATTGTCTTTTCTTCAGACAAAGCGTCTTTTTTATAAATAACTTTAATCATAATAACTGACCCGATTAAACCCCATTCCCATCACGACCTCTTCAGGCAAATAAGTGACTCCGCTTTCCATGAGGTGAAGAATCTTTTGCCCACGAAAAAGCCCCACATGCGGGGGCTTATTTCTTTGTCTAGGATGGAAGGCGACTATGCATCCTTCCTTGGGCATGGGTAGCGGATTTAAAAGTTTTAACCGTGAAGATAAAAAAGTAATTTTGCCCTTAGGCTGCATAAAGAGTTCAAGCGCTTCCGCCCGATCTATGCCGTATAGGTCCATTGCAGCTTCATGAACAAAGTGAACACAGTTGTAGTGATCCTCGTCATATTGCCTATCGAGCAAATGATCATGACTTTTCATATAGCCCCCTTCAAACCACTAAAGCGATCCAGTGCAAAAATGTCCCCAGTTTTAGTGGTATTTAATCGTGGTGATTCAGCCTTGAATGTCACAGCTTTATGGTTCATGGCGACACTTGAGAGTTGTAGTCCGAGTAAATAAAACATTGGAGAATTCAGATTGTCTGAACTGTAAATCCGGTAATTTACTGTTGGCTTTACATCGGGATATTGGCCTTCGATTACCCGTTCAAACTCATCCGGCATTACATCACCTAAACCAGATATAGAGACTGTTAATGTCTGGTCCAGATCACCCAACATTCCGGATCTTTGAATAGATGCTGGCAAAAATTCATAATAGACCTGACCGGATCCCTCCTTATGTTGAACATAAACACCTCGGTCATCATTACGGACTATTCGGTATGTATTCATAAAAGAAGGATGAGAAAGCTCAATACACTCAAATTGATAGACATCAACTTTCCGATTGAAAAAGAATTTGGCATATTCGTTATCCATTAGACCTCCCAATCCTTAATCAAAGCTATATCGGCCGTAAGGTTAGGCTGGTTTTGAACAACTTCGAGCTGTGCATTTACCCGGTAAAGGTTGCCATTAACTTCATTGGTCTTGAAGGAGTTCGGAATGAAGTTACACAGGTATTGCTGACGTGCTCCCTGATCAATCACCAGATCCGCATAAAATGAAGCTGGCTTATTCTGGTAGACCCGCCAGAAAGCCATCATTTTATTGAAATCGGATTTACTTAAATTCCAGTTCACATCGACAATATGACTATTACGTTTTACATCGATGTAATAGCGACCACGACCGCCATCCATCTGCTGACGTTTCACATCATCACCCGGTGTTACGCCATAGCCGCTGGTCTGAGGATTTAGCTTTAACTTGTACATAACTTTCCTTCAGGTAATAAAAAACCGACCTCATAATGGGTCGGTATAAAAGTATCTTTAACAACTAAAGTCTTGATATTTCTTCAGATATCCGACTAGATTCATGTAAAATATAGTTTATTAATTTATTTGAAATCGTTAGGTGAAGATGATAGTCAGCTGTTGTTCTAAACCTCTTTAATTTTTGTATTCGATTTTTGATTTCAGCAGCTCTTTTCTGAATCATTACAGACGTTGAACCCGCAGGGTAACCACTAAGTCTGCTATAGACTTTTTCATGAGCTCCACATTTTGTGTTTGTTACTGGCCATAATAGTCGTTGTTCTAAATGATGCCGGACTTCATAAAAAGCATGGTAATAAGCACGCCCTATAATATTCCTTTTGTGGCATTCATCATATTTTGTGGCATTACCTAATAGCTCATAACAGTAATTTAGCGTATCTGTAGTAGCCATTTTTCAATCCACGCCCACTTCATAAGGAATAAGAAAATATGAAAGTTTATTCAGTTCATCAATTAAGCCCTCATCATAGCATTTACTAAATATTTCTGAATTCATAGCGTCAATCTCATCAAAACTTCTATCGACATAAAGCAATATTAAAAATTCATCATCAATAAAACTATATTCATATTTTCGGCACCGAACATTCCTTGAGTTAAAACATTTAAAAAGAATTGAACCGATATGTTTCAAGACTCTAGAATCAATTTCTAGTTTATTTTTAATTTCAAAAAACTGAATAAATTCATTAAAGTCTTCCTTTTTAAATCTTTTATAATAATTTAAATCATCATTTAAAATTCCATCTAGAAAATAAGTTATAGGTTTGAAGTCAATAGGAATAAAACTTTCTAAGGGTAAATTTTGTTTACTACACAAACTTATAATTTTATCAATATTTTCATTAGCACTAGAAAAATCTACTGAGCTAAGAAAAACAAAATAAAGATTCGATAAAATCGATACACTATTGCTAATTTTCAGTACTTCTCGAGCGTATTGATGCGCAAGAACAGGATTATCAAAATACATTTCAATAATACTATTGCTTAATAAAAACCAATCTAGTGGCTCAGTTTCTTTAATATCATTAAGCAACCGTTTACATCTAAAATACTGAAATTCACTTATCGATCCAGTAGGAACAGCAGAGTTAATAATATCGGTTACTTCTGATGACTTAGTTTTAGGAACTGGAGGAAACATAAGAATATTCACCAATTTTTTGAAATTTTGTCCTAATTTATTTAAAAAAGCTACCTCTAAAGGTAGCTTTTAAATTAACGATTCCGTCTTGCTGTCGTATTCTCAGTCAAAGACCGACTAATGGTTGAGTTTGGATTTGCGATTTGGTCACTTACAAGTTTCGGTACCTTTCTTGGAAGCTGCTTATCCAGTTCATCTGTAACAATGATCCGGACTGTTTGCTCATCCAGTTGTTCAGCTTCAACTGTCGCTCCACTCACCTGATTAATCACTTCAATTTTGAAATTGATTGTCGGTGTAGAAGGTTCAATTGAAGGCATAATCTCAGCTTGAGGTCGAGAAGTTTGACTTATCGTGAAGTCTTGAACATCCTCAAGATTTGATCGATCTTGAACTAAACCATTGGATGAGAAGTAGACCTTGCCATCATGGAATAAGTCAGAATTTGCCGAAGAAGCTAACTTAGGTGTGTCTCTATTACCTTTATAGATAATCTGAGTATCTTGAACCGGTTGATTAAAGATGTCAGCTTGCTTTTGGCTTTCTATAAAGGCATTAGAACTCATCAATGCACGGCGCATGACACTATCAGCCGAGGCATTGTTATTGAGAAAAGCTTCAGGGTTTGCACTCTTACGCATTTTCTCAACTAAACCAACACCGCCCCATCTTTTAATGTCTTCTTGGGACCATACAATCTCACCTTTGTGCACAGCTCCAGCAACTTCATATTTCCCACCTCGACCAGTGTAACCACCGTCAGCAAAGCCTTGATCTTTGATTGCACGGATGTTTGCAATAATGCTAGCGCCTTGAGCAACCGCCCCAGCAATCAACGGTAAATTAAGAGGAAAACCTACTTTTGAAGCTGCTGCAATATTTTGCTGAATGGCAATACCTGCAGCTGCAATCGCATATGCTTTATCTGCAGCGAACATAATCTTATATGCTTTCGATTGCTCACCAAACATTGAACCAAACATCGATGTGAGTGAACCCATCATGTTCCCACCAAAAGCAATTATGGTATTCAGACGATCTTGTTGATACTTATCTTCAATATCCTGAGCATTCTGAGCATATTCGGCAGCAATCTGCTTACGTTGATCTTGAGCAGCTTGAATGATAGCTGTTTTCCGGTTTTCGAAATCCTGTTGCTTAATGAGCCCTGCTTCCATTTGTGCATTTAGATTATCTAACCCATTTTTTTCATCAAGATCAGTAGCAGCATACTGACTATCTGCTAAATCATTTGCAGCATTTAGACGACTAAACCGCTCTTGATCCTGTCTGAAGAACTCGCTGGTACCATTCATATCAGCCTGAATGCCACCCCAGTTTTGAGCAGCATTATTCACTTTATCGCGTGTCTCTTTATCCTGATTGGCTTTAGATAATGCGATTAGCTTTTGCCGCTCTTCTATAGAAAGCTTGGTATTCTTAAGAATTTCCTCCCGTTCGAGTCTGTAACGTTCCTGCATGGCTTGCGTTTCCGAAAGCAATGATAAACGTGCCTGAAATAAACGCTGTTCCTGAGCTAGTTTTAATAACCCTAACTCTTGCTGTTTTTGCTGTTCCAGCAATTCAACGGCTTGCTTCTGCTCAGACTTACTTAATTCAATGTCATGAGCTGCATTGAACTTTTTACGGTTAAAGCTCTCCTCAAGTAACTGCTCCTCGGTTTTCTGGAACTCCTTATAGTCTTCCAATTTCGTTCTAAGGGCTTGTTTGGCTATAGCAATATCATTATCGGCACGACGATTTATTTCCGCCTTGATTTCTGCAGTACGTTCCGGGCTAAAGTTTGCTTTATCAACATCCTCCAATCTTGCCTTTCTATTATTGTTAATCCGTCCGACTTCACTAGCTACCTCATTTTCAAGTGAACGTTGCAGATCCTGTTGACGTTCAAGTTGAGACTGAATGTCACCTGCTGCTTTATCACTTCCCTTACTCGCACCACCTTTCACCTTGCTTTGCATCTTTGGAGATTGATGAAGCAACTTAAGAGATACTCCATCCTCAAAGATCACTTCACTGACATAACCACCTCCCTTGCTGTCATACCATGTCTTGATATCTTTCACAGCAACATTGGTCGTGATTGGTGTTCCTTCAGGCATTGAAAAATCAATACCTTTATGAAATGAAGAAGCCCCTTTAGTTGGGGCTTTTCGTGGACCATAATTAGAACTGATCTTGTAGGAAGTTAAAGGTTTTCCTCCCGCCTGTAATCGAGCCAGATGTTCATTAGAAACTTTCTGGCCAGACATCGAGCCGCCATATCGAACGTCAAGATGAGGTCCAGTACCAATACCGGATTGACCGGAAATACCGACTAGACGCTTAGAAAGTTTTTGCTGTTTAGATAATTCATTAGTACTTTCCTTTAATGCTTTATTTTTAGCATCAATTACCTTCTTGTTTTGCTCCTCTATGGATAAAGTCTCCAAACCTATCTGATATAACTCATTAGAAACTTTTACTCCACTTTTTCGCGCCCAACTTGCAGTTTCTACCATTTGCTTCACTTGTTCAGGTGAGTAACCTTTAGCAAGTAAACCTTTAGTAACCAATGCTTCAAATTTTCGATCTGCCAGTGAATCGGCATATTGCTTTTGTGCATTTTTAGCTGCTAATGCGGCCTTTTCATTCTCAGTTAAGGACTTAGTGTTTTTATCAACGCCAACAATGGCATTTTCAGCCTTATTACCTGCAAGCGTTACTTCTATACCAAATAAGTTATACGTTTGCTTGGTCTTGGCTGCAGTTTCTGCCGCTTCATCATAGGCATTCACTTGTTTGAGCAGTGCATCCATTAAATCAGAAGGAATCTTCTGATTCTTTAATTGCTCAATTGCTTCAGTATAGGAAATGGTACCAAGACGTGCTTTATTCGAAATTTCAGCTACTTTAGCATTACCTACAGCATAGTTCTGGATATTGATTAATGCTGAACCGACTGCTAATTCTTGTTTTTCCAATGCTTTGTTTTGATCATTTATTGTCGCTGCTAAATCACCTAATTTTTCCTTACGTTGTTCATCATTTAGAGCCTTGATTTCTTCCTTAGTTAATTTTGCCGCTTCAGCCTGCTCTTTTAACTTTGCTGTTGCTTCTGCAGATTTACTTGAGAAATACATATAAGTAGCAGCCAAAGCTGTTACTCCTAATGTGATTGCTCCGATTGGGCCACCAATTAAGCCCCACGCTCCACTAACTAAACTTGCCATCGAAGCACTTTTACCCTGAGCTGCTATGACCGCTTTCGTTGCTTTCTCTACATTATTGGCTGCAAGTACATATCTGGCGCTAGCAGCACTTGCTCCAAATTTAGCTTGTGTTTCGGCATTTGTTGCTCTTACATTCGCTAAATGTGCCTCAGCTTCAGCCAAGGCAGCTTTTGCACTTTCTATCGATTTTTGCTTTTGCAATTGGGTAGCTGCATTGTTAGCAACTAATGATCCTAATTTGGTATTTAAAGCTGACACTTGTGTTGCAATCGCTTTAGTGAGCAATGCTGTACCACCCAAGATCGCAACATAAGAAATTGATTCTAAATTTTCAGCTAAAACCTGAATTGAACCTGATAATGCTTGAGCTGCGCCGCTTCCTTGTCCAGCTTCGCCTACAAACTTAGTAATTTCATTATTAAGTAGAGTTAATGATTGTCCAATTGTAATATCAGTTTTAGCAAATAATGCATCTACATCATTTTGAACATTTTTAAGCGCTTTAACGATTTCTTGTGAAGTAATTTTCCCTTCAGCGGCTACAGATCGTAACTCACCTACAGTAATACCCATACCCTGAGCAATTGCTTTAGCTAATGCTGGGGTTTGCTCCATTACAGAATTAAGTTCTTCTCCACGCAACGTTCCACTTGCCAAGGCCTGCCCGAACTGAACTAAAGCAGCATCAGCAGCTTCTGCACTTGCACCACTAATTGCTACGGCTTTAGATACGGTTTCAGTTAAACGCGCAGTATCGTCCATAGTAAGGTTTAAAGTCTTAGCATTATCGCTAAAGCGTTGGTAAACCTGTAACACCGAATCCCAAGCTGAATATGTCTTTTGAGCAATTCGGAAAGTATCTTCAGTTGCTTTATTCAATTCAGCTTGATTGTTGGTAACCAACTTTAATCTATTCTGTAATCCAGTATAAGCATCCATTTTAGAGATGGCTGCACCCACAGTAACCAATCCTGCCATATAGCCTGCAAGTGCACGAGTAGCTACAGATAAGCCATCCATAGACTTCGAAGCATAGTCTCCTTTACGTTCAATACTATCCAGCTCATTGCCTAGATTGCGCGCATTACGTTCAGCATTTTGCGAATCAATAACAATGACCAATCGAGAATCTTGTGCCATTTTCTACTTTCCTCTAGGCAATAAAAAACCCCGCATTGCGGGGTTTCTCGTATCAAAAAAATTTAATCTTTAAATGTATCAAGGCAATTCATTAAAGCCTCGTTAGCAAACTCAGTTTCTGCTTCTTTCTTTTTTTCTTCAGTATTCCAAAGCGGTTGTTTATAAGCATCTTTTATAATAGCTATATAAAACCCTTTAATCTGATGATCTTTTAAGCTCTTCTCAATTCTATTAATGGGAGCAATAGCTTGTTCACCATGTTGTCTATTATGCATGATGATTTCTGCATATTTCGAAACAGATTCACAGAATTTAAGCTTTTGCGAACCGTCATCTGCTATTGCTATGCTGGTGCAACCTATTAATAAACAAAAAAGTATTTTTTTCATTAAATTACCTATTACTATGAATGAGTGTAATTTAACAGCTCACTAATCTAAAAGACACCCGTGTATACTATTCACAACCCACCCATTAAGTTTTTACACATTTCTTTCTCGTTACCTAATTGTATTAATTTAAAAGTATTGCTTGAGCCGCCAGATCCACTACTCGCTCCCCAAACTCCATATACACTTTTTTTCTTGTTAGCACTGAGAATATAAGCCTTTTCAAAATTTCCCGCACTCAATTGTCTCTCACATATTTTTTTATAACTTATTCCAGCTTTAGTTAAAGACTTGAATGGGGAGAATTCACAATCTCTAAAACCTTCTCCAAAACATATATCTCCATCTCTTTCTGGCATAGCAGGGTAAAAAGATATTGTATCAACTCCGAACTTACCAACAGTTCCTTCAAATATTATCGCCCATGGAATCTCATATTCTTTATGATCTAGATATTTACCCTTTACACCTAAAACATTCACTCTCGCAATGCCTTTTCTACTCGAATAATAGGTTCCATCATCCAATTTAGTTTCGATATATGATTTATCCATCCAAATCACATTAGGATCATTAGCCCGATAATTCCAAGAAAAATTTTGATCATCCTTGTTTGGCATGAATTTAAAAATTAACTGGCCTAGCTCTTGTTGTTTTAATTTTAAGAGAGCTGGATATTGGACAGTAACATTTTCACTCTTAGCAACCATAAAAGGACCTAAGGCTAAGAATCCAAATAAAATAATCTTTTTCATATAAAACCTATCAAGTATCAAAATTTTTAAAATCAGCTAATGATCCAAATAAAAATCATTAAAGCTATAAATAAAATAATCCCACAAATAATCCATTCAGATTTAGGGTAACCCCATACATTATCTGGATTATTAAAATCAGGTTCTCTTCTACGTGTCGTTTTCTTAGTATGACTAGAGAACTTAGAATAAGATAAACCAGTACCTGGAATACCTACTGTTGTGCGAGTACCCTTCTTACTTACATTTACACGTGCACCTTTCCCACCCACGGAAACACTTGATAGCCCTTTTTTACTAACATTGACACGGATTCCAGGAGCAATTTTTATACTTTTTCTAAAATTCAATCCCATCACATCACCTATCTAGAGCAGATCTTTTTAGAAGCACTGATGGAACCATCATTACAGACAAACTTACTACCATCGCAATGACTTATCCCACCTTTCTTACCAGAGCACGGTTGTCTGCCTCTACCTGCTTCCGCAAAATTTAATGAGCTTAGAACTAATAAAAGACTTAAAATGACTTGTTTCATGAATTTCACCGTTTGTTATAAAGTGTACTAACTTTAACAAACTGGTTACTAAATGTCACATAAAGGAAAACCACCCGAAGGTGGTCTTTTAAATCAGGCTATGCATGTAAAAGTTTTTCAGCACCAGCAGCCAAGAAAGCCGATCGAGTAGTATATCTCTTACCTTTACCTACATTCTCATCAATTTTACGAATCAAACGGCTTGGTAAAGTAACATTGATTTTTTCTGGTTTACCCAGATAACGACTAACATCAACTTCGGTAACCGCCCAGATCATTCCTTTATATTCAGGATCATCGACAAATTTAACTAGTTCGGAAGCTAATGGGATTTCCTCACCATCTTCAGCCAATATTTCTAAATGGCCTGAAATAGCTTCTTTAACATTCTCAATAGCTTCTTCAAGTGTGTCACCAGCACTAAAACAACCTGGAATATCAGGAACAGTGACACCAAATGCCTCAGTATCTGATCCTCGTTCAATTGCAATTGGATATAACATCTCAACACTCCATGCCCTTGGCATAAACATATCGCCCACTGCGTTATGATTAGTTGTAAGGGATATAGTATTTAAAGTCGGGAAACAGCGGGTCAATTTAGACCCGCTTGTTTCAAAATGCTTTTAACAGTTCCGTTTGGTAAATCCTTTTTAGGATGTGGGATTGTAACTAACCCCTTTTTGGTTGGGTGTTTAAAGTGATGATGACTTCCTGAAACCCTAACCTCATACCAACCATCTGCTTCAATCATTTTGATTAAATCCAGACTTTTCACACCAATCCCTTATTAACTTGATGAGATAATAATAACCCTAGAGTTATTATATGTAAATAACTCTAGGGTTACTTTTTTGAGGACTTGGAATTTATTTTTTTATGGGCTTCATCTAAAAACAAGTTATCCAATGCAAAAATACAGTCATTAAAGATATGAGCAGCTACTGGTAAATCATTATGCTCTGCATAGACATTGATTGCCTGCTGATCTAAAGATAACGGGATACCCTGCTCATATCGTCGGGATCTGGCAATAGTACTAAATGCCGAAAGAATAGAGTCAGCCGCATACGAATATTCTGGCGGATCCGGAATACGGCCACCTAAGAACTTGATTTGCTCGATTTCGTGCGGCGTTTTCGACGCATACGTTTTTTGGTATTTGTAGAGCTCGATGACTTTCCCAGAATTAAAGCCTTGTCCTTGTCGGCTTCTTCCTGAATCTTCTGGGCCTGTTCTTTAATGAATAGCCAGATTGAAATACCAATATCACCAAGATTAAGAAGCTTTGAGGCATTCTCAGGTGTATAGGGCTTTTCAGATTCAACCGTTTTACCGTCTACGATTTCGGCAAATACCACACCTTTCCAGTCTTCAATTAAGTGGGCAGCACATGCATCCATTAAAAGCTCGTGGTAAAGCTTGGCATTTTCATCTTTGACCATCACATCATAGCCTTTAGACGAGATCTGATTTCCTGCTCGTTCAATAGCTACCTGAAAAGGCTTATAAGCGATACCACGGACTTTAAATTCTGCCTGTACCTCTCCATCAGCACCTTTGTATTCGCACCATTTTGATACGTCCGAGCTTTTAATAATTCCGACTTTTAAAGCCATAGCAACCTCTAATTTTTAGAAATAAAAAAGCCCATGGGATTCCATAGGCTTTGTTACTGAATAAGTTGATTACACAAGAGCACGTACAATTGTTGGCGCTGTACGAACCTGGGCAAAGTTGATGTCTACAGTAATGATGTCGTCACCACCGCCATCCGGGTGATTGGCTTCCATGACTTCTAATTGAGGGAAGTTAAACGAGTATTTACTGCCTTTGCTGTCTCTGATGTCGAAGGTCAGTGTAAACACATCACGGGTTTTGATTGCATCAATCCAACCAGCAGCTGTGGCCGAGAACATGAATGAAGCATTTGCTTCGATATCCATCATTTTTTCAATGTAGAACTCTGGTGTGTACTTACCCGAACCGATACAACGGATTGCTTCAAGGTTGTTATTGATAGAAATGGTAAGAGACTGTAGACACGCTTTACCTTGAATAGACTGACCATTAACTAGCAAGTTTTCAACGTTTGGCATGCTGACCAGTGGTCGTGTTGAAGCTGCCACCGGATTCACTACAGGGTTAGTTTGCTGACGAGTAAACGAGCTACCTACAAGACCAAAGTTACCAGTAATTTTTCCAGTGGTCTGGATAGTAATTTCACCAGAATTAACCTGTACTCCACGATAAATAAAGACTTGGCCAACATCTTCGAAAACTTTAACTAACGTTAATGATTTTCGAACAGCACCGCCAATTGTTAAGCTGTTTGTCGCCCAGTTATTGAAGGCTAAAGCACTTAAGAACAAATCAAAGGTACCAAGTGATAATTCAAACTCTAACTGCCCTGCCACTTCGGCTTCAGTAACTACCCCGCCTTGTCGATAGCGTGAATCCACTACTTCGCTGCTTTCTTCAGTAGATACGTTTTCTGATAAGCCATCTGTTACTCTTCGAACGGTATACCAGATCGGGTTTGCTGGTGTCGTCCCCAAGACTGCTTCTTCACAAGCATATAATCGAATTTTTGCGCCTGAACTCATTTATAGTTCTCCAAAATTTAGGCATAAAAAAACCCGCTTCATGAGCGGGTCGTTAAAAATAGAGGGCGTAAAAAAACCCGCTAAATTAGCGGGTCCTTACTGGGTTTCTTCTGAGAGATCTGGCGGAGCTATACCAACCATTGCGGCAGCTATGGCTTCGGATAAGTTTGTAGGCTGGAAATCAAGAGGTGTAGTACTATTAACTTCATGTAATTCCATATAGTCCTCTTCATCAATATCAGGTTGGGGCAATTCCTGCAAACGAATATCAATCCAACGACCTTCTTGAATATCAAGCGGAATATTTTTATCAGCGACAATACGACCTTTTTTGTCTAAGATATAATCAAATGTCCTAATCTCGATATCACCATTTTCAAATGAGGCAAATTCTACAACATGATATAAATTACCGTTTGAATCTCTTGGCTGTTCGATATACCAGCCATTAGTGGCAAACCCTGATGAACCTTTGATGAGATAGTGTCCTATACCCATCTTTTCAAAAGTAATGGCTTGTTCAGATGCTTCATCATTCATCTCAATCTTGTCTGCAAATAATTTAACGATTGGTGAAGCTGCTTTTACAAATCCATTCGCATCAATAGTTGTGTTTTTCGTAGATTTGACTGTATACGTTGGTGAGTACGCCTCTGCGTCTTTCTTTGTTTTGTAACAGAATTCTCCATTATATAAGCCTAGAATTGCCGGGCGTGCGCCTCCGATCATGATATAACCATGACCATAACCACTAAATAATCTATCACCAAAACCAAAATGAGATGCACCTGACAATTGATCAAGAGTTAACTCAGCTTGAGTAATTGGTGAAGATCCGAGCCCAAAATCACCGACTTTTAAAATACGCCCTAAGCTACTATCAAATGTAGATGTGGTGAGAGTTCCTTGAGCAGCATTTCCTAATCCTAAATTTGTTCGAGCATCTGCTGCAGTTTTAGCTCCAGTACCGCCTTGTGCAATAGAAAGCACTGTAGTTAAGCCTTTGAGTTCAGTAATGTCAGTATTTACACCTTTTTCAGCAGCACCAAGATTATTTCGAGCTTCTGCTGCAGTGATTGCCCCTGTACCACCTTGAGAGATTGCTGCAGTTCCTTGAACTTGTGAAAAGTTAGGGCTTAAATTAGGAATGCCGGAAGCGAATGGCAGCATAAATTGCCGCTTGCCCTGAGCTGAGTTCAACTGGAACGGTCGATGGTCCCAATTAAATTTAAATACAAGATTTGCCATTATGCTGTTACTCCGTCAATCACTTGGAAAGTCAAAGTTTCAGTGTGCTGTGTAGTGCCACTCACCACAGCTTTAATATCCATCTGACATAAACCAAGTGGCCATGCTGCTGTGCTTGTACCTGATTTAATATTCAGCCATCCCTTCTGTGTACTTTGACTTAATGCAGTACAAGTTAACGTGGCCACAGCTGCACCATCAGCCAAAGCTTTAACTTGTGAAGTGAATGTGTAGCCTGTCAGATCGATGGCACGGCGAACATCATCGGGTGGATATTGCAAAGTTTCATCCATATCAACTAGCTGAAGATTTAAGTTGAAAGTGTCACCACGCTTAAAAACAAAATTGCTCATAAGTGATTCCTATAGACATAAAAAAACCACCGATGAGGTGGTAGTGAAAGATTGGTTTGTTATGTGCTTTAGTTAACTAAAAAACTTATTGATACATTGTATTGAATGAAGTCAGCATCTTTACCCGCATAAATAGATTGGCCATTCAAACATTCTAAGTGTTCGATTGTGAAATATTCAAAATGAGCAAGTAATGCATCACTCAATTTTGTGATTTCAATTATTCCTGAATTGGGACGTGCAAAGCATTGAATCATGATATTACCGGTACGGCGAGTACATGGCTTATCTGCAATGCCAGAAGTAAAACTGGGACCACCTGCAATCGTTAAGCGGCACCAAACATCATCTTTAGGTACATTAAAGCCTGGTAAATTTGGATACTGGATTCTGTCTTGCGTAATACCGGTAAAAGCTTTCATACGATCGATAATAGCTTGCCTTGTCTGCTCTAAAGTCATTGCCATTTTAGCCGCCATACTTCTGAGAAATAAAGGTAAAGGTGGTGTTGTAAATTCCTTGTGGTGCTTGATCAGACCACCCATTTTCTAAGCGCTCTGCATAAGGCTGGTTGTTCTGTATGTAGACCAAATTGCCCAATTTAATCTTTACAGCTTGAATAGCAGCATCTTGAATTGGGTTAGTTTCAGGTCCACGTATGTCATAGTCACCAGATCCAACCGAAACAATATGTGAAGCACGGTATGCTCCAGTATCGACGGGACTTAAATTAACTAAGGATTGCACGGTATCCATGACAATATTCTTTACATGTGCTTCTGCTGTTTTAGCCACATCAAAACTAAATTCAGTTGGCTTTTTCCCCTTCCATCCCATCATTCACCTCGCTTTCTTCATACATTTTAAAAAGGTCTTGAGCGATCGCCTGAATTGAATAAGCTTCAAACTCAGAGCTCGGTTCTCGTTCTCCCATTAACTTCTTAACCTTCTGCCAAACATGTACAGCTTCATGTAAAAGCAAACCATATATCTCTATTAATTTCCTTTCTGAAGTATCGCCCAACTGAACAACTGCATAAGAACCATCGGAATAGAAATCAACTTGAGCGGCTGCACTTTCAACAGACAAGAACTTATCAACGTTATTCATGTCCTCGAATAACAAATCCATGTGAAGCTGATTTCTGGCAAGCGTGTATTGAACATGTTGGAAAGGTGAGATATGCCATAAAGGTACGTAATCTGTGCTAACCATGGTCTACCTTTTAACTTAGCAAAGGCATTTCAGTTGCCTCTCTGCCATCAAATGCATTATGAATAAAAATGCCATCCACATATTCGGGATGGCATTCGCAGTGAAAAAATGAATGAGGTTTTAAATCATCATCAGGTACAACCTGAAAGCTGTCATAGACCTCATGTGCAGTCCAAGTCATAATTACTCCAATAAAAAACCCACCGAAGTGGGAATCATGATGAAACTTGTAACGGTTTAAGTTTTCTAAATACTTCCATAATTCTTGTATAGTGGATTTCATTTTCTTTTGCGTATTTATCCAAATCAGTTTTTAATTCTTCTTTTCTAGAGAGTGATTCTGTATCTAAAAATTCAGCAATTGCATCATATTCAATTACAATTTCAATTTGTTTAAATAAACTCAGATACAAACCCAAAAAATCACCATCTAACTTCTTAATATTTTCCTTAAAACTTATAGCTTGATCATCTACTGCATCAATTTCATCTACCTTTAAGAAGAGATTTGCTACATCTCTATGGAATTGCATTTGCTGTTCATTAAACTTTTCTACATCTGCTTTTAATCTGGGGTTAAGGTTATAAAATGATAAAAAATCAGTAGTTACTATTCTTAATATCTCCTCACTCAATTTCTCATTTTTCACAGCTACATGTTGTTCTCTCCAGTCATTGAATAAAACAAATGCTGCAATTGGAGCAAGAAATGCTGCACCTATTGTGAATGCATCTTTTAAAACATCGTATGCTTGCTTTTTATCAAGTAAATAATGATTCCATGGAAATGAACTTAAAATAATAAAACTAATTAACAAATAGCCTATTACTCCACCACCAACGAAATAACATACTCGTTTAATTTTATCTTCTAATTTTCTACTGGCCATATATCCCCCTAATTTAGAAGGATATTAGAACAAGTATTTAAACCTTCCTCAACTGACATTTCCAGATTGTACTGGCCGGATCTTGCTGAATATGAATAACTCGAAATGAGCCTAAAGCTGTTAGCCATTCATCATCAATTTTAGGTGTCATGGACACTTCATTTTGAAGCACGGTAGCCTTCTTATCTGTGGCCAGGACTCCAAGCGTCTGAATCTCATATTGACTGTAAGAGCCAAACAGAACACCACGGCCGGAATAGTTTTCTTTAACTTCAACATATGTTTCAGTTTTAGGATCCCAATTAGTTTTTGAGATCCGCTCACAAGTAAATGAATGAACGGCGTCCGCTAAATCTGCATTAAATGCTTCAGCAATATCTGCCTGAATTTCGTCACGTAAGCCCATATCATGCCCTGTAAAGTGGTATGCCAAAGCCATTAAAACTTGCATTTGGATCTTTCAAATCAAGTGAATCAATAAAATCAATTGCTATCTGTTCAAAGCTAGAGATTGCTTCAGATCCGTCTTGATATTCTTTTTCTGACTCAACAGAATCAGCTTTAACTTTCTTACGCTTCAACTGCTGGTCTTTGCCGTTATAAATTACCTTGGCCAGAATTCCTTTGATAATTTCACATGCAGCATCTTTAAGAAGTGGATCAATAGGATCTGGTACAAAACCAATTCTGTTTTTCATCCATACATTAGCCAGCTTTACCAGACGAGCTTTATCACTGTCTGGTGCAAAATCGCTGCCCAAAATTGAATTTGCGTCATCTACAGTAATAAAGCTCATTGCATTATTCCTTAGGGATTAATTTAAGAAGTTCTGCTTTTGTTGCTGACGGCTTGTAACCAATATTTTTACTAGCCAAATACTCTTTTAATTGATCATTTGACCAGTTTTCAAAATCATTAGCTGCCGTTTCTGTAGCTGGGTTTTCTGCCGATTTTCCAGCTTCCAATTCAACAATACGTGCTTGCATAGCAGCAACATCATTTTTAAAAGCATCAAATTCCGCTTGAATGCTTACCACTTTTCCTTCAGCCGCTTTAGTAGCATTGTCAGCTTGGAGTACTGCATCTTTTAAACGTGTGTTTTCAGAAATTAACTCTGAACTATCACCATTAGCTTGTTCCAAGATTTCGATTTTCTGTTTAAGTTGCCCGTTTTCTTCAATAACCTTTTCACAGTCAGCTTTTGCTTGATCAATGACTTCTTGCAGCTCTGGAGTAATTCCAACCGCTACATTTACAGTGGCCAAAGTTGTTTTTGCAGGTTCTTCCAATTTGCGAACTTCAACTGGAACTTCTAAAGATTCGTAATCCTTTTGAATCTTTGGATAATTACCGTAAATAATTACCTCTTTTGCTTTCAGATTTGGGGTTTCATAATAGTCAGGGTTAGCAATAATGCCCGTCTCTAATGCAGCCAGTGCTGCAATGCGTGTATAGATAATCTTCATGGCGCTTTTCTCTTAATAATAAAAAAGAGGGCTTATTAGCCCTCTTACGGTTTTAATTTTTAGGTTTTAACCAGTTGTCGCTGTACCTGATAAATCAAGTAAGGTACCTGCTGTCATTTTGTTGCTGGTTGCATATTTAATCCAGTTAGCACTTGAACCAAGTAATGTAAGATCAGGATTTTCACCTTTTGATGTATCCCAACTATAACCAAGAATATCTAGGTTAAATGCACCTTCAGCACGCATACCGATTGCTAAGTTTTCTTCATCATTGATGTCATAAGCTCGGAAGCCCGGTACTTGTGATTCAGTTACAGTTACAGCACCATACTGCAAACCAAAAGCATCGTTATCACCTACAGCATCCGTCACCAATACCGGCTTTCCTAAGGTTCCTGGTAAACCACCATAGATAACGATTTCAGATTCACCGTAAATTTGCTTAGTGATAGCATCATCGACAATATCGAAATATGTATCTGAGTTCATCACCCATAAGCCAATTCGGCCAAACTTATCACCAAACTTTCGCATACCACGAGTTAATGCTTTGCGGCCATCAACAACGATACTTCCTTTCGCAACCATATCGGGATTACTAGAAATAGCAGCTTTTAAAGAAGCTAAACTGTACTCTAATCGGCCTGCAACCAATGCATCTGCAAGATCGTAACCAACAACCATAGCAAATTCTTCTGGTGTACGAGCACGGCGCTTAAATGCCTCTTCAGTTGATGCATAAGGACCATATTTATATGGAATTTTTACACCTACAGACTCACCTGCACCGATTTTTTCCGGAGTTACTTTTGCATTGGAGTTCACATCACGATGTTTAATGCTACCACCAACTTTGTAGAATGTATTTTTATTGAAGTCACCTTGAATGATTTCATTACGATAAATAATCGCACCATTGGAAGCTTCATTAAAGACATTCAAATTGTCTTGTAAACGTTCTAAATACGCTGTTTGGGCCAGTTGGTTGTAGATGATCATGTCGGAATTAACTGTCGTAGTCATAACTACTTATCTCCAAATATTTAATGATTAGTTCGGTAGTTTTAGGAAGGCATCATTGCCATGTTCTTTGATGTAATCTGCTTTCTGAGAAACAGACATTTCACTGCGTTTCATTCCAGTAGGTGCTCCACCTTTGCCCCCACCTTGAAAACCGCCACCAGTTCCTTTACCACCTTTAAGAATTAAGTCTTTATGCTGGTATCCACCAACCAATGACTCTAAAGCTTCATCAACATTTGCAAGTTCACCCGGGCGGACACGTGAATAAATCTTTTCGCCGTTCGGATCATATGCAACCACCTTGCCTTCTTCGATTTTGAAGTGATGACCAAAGGTTGCCTGAACCATGTCCACAGGTACTGCAATGTTGTCTTGAATGTACTTAGAACGAGCAAAACCACCGCCGATAAGTTCTTTATGTAAAGAGGCTTCTAGAGCATCACGTTGCGCAACAATCGGGGCATATTTTTCCTCAACTGCTTTGATAGCTTCAGCTTTCACTTTCTCAACTTCACCGGCATCCACCAGCTTTTTATCATCGAGATTTTGGATTGTTTGTAATGCCTTTTTAGCTGCCGCTGGGTCTTCAATTCCTTCAAAAGCTTTTAATGCTTTTTCGGCTGCTTCTTTGGCTTCACGATGTGTTTTAGCTTCATTGTTTAAGCGTGCAATTGTTGCTACCGAGTGTGGTGCATCATGTGGCATTTCTTTGCCGTCATCATGAATATAGATCGGCTTATCACCGTCTACTTCCGCATAAACTTTACCGTCGATTGTTACTGTTTTAAGTTTCATTGGTCATCCAACCTATATATACAAATGGGCATCCGCCCGGATTCACCGTCCGCATCCGCTTTCGGCAGGCAATAAAAAAGCGCCCTTTAGGACGCTTAATTTCGATTAAAAACTTAGAAATTTGTTACAAATAAACGGTAGCCTTCTAGCTCCCAAAGTTTATTTTCAGCTGACTTTTCTGCATTTCCACGAGCCATACGCTCACCAATTTCAGCATCAAAGTTTTCAGCATTCACACATGCACTAAAACCCGTTGCTAGAAAAAACTTTCCATCTAAAAATGCATGTACAAAAGTTGATGTCGTGCCTCCGGGGCGTTGCTCAACCGTATATGTAACACGCTCCATCAATGATTCAATTTGCGCTTTAGTTACTCGGGGCGCCACAGACTTTTCAGCTAACTCTTGCTCTGTTACTTCTTTGATCATTTTCTTCTCACAAAAAAAGCACCCGAAGGTGCTATTGAATTAATAAATTGGTTTAATTAGAAATTGAGGTTTTAATTGTCACACCAGTTAGAAAGTATTTTTCTGAACCACCCAAGCATGTGGCACTAGAAAAATTCGCATAAACATCTTGAACATTTACGCCTGTATCTTTTTCAAATTTACTGATCAATTCAGCAATATGGCCTGTTAGTGTTCTTTCTAACTCTTCTTTTCTCTTTACATATTCAGCAACTGATATTTCAGACATTTTTACCACCTTTCGCTACGTTTACTTTGTTAAAAGTGCTCTTGGCTCATCACCTACTAAGCGGACTCCATTCTCACCATAAGCCTCGAATGTTACGCTAATCGTTGTTGGTCCATCTTGAGCATCACTATTCATATGAACCGCTTTTTGCCCTGCCAGTGGCATTCCAGTTTCTTCATCACACACAACTAAAAAGCCTTTTAAGATTGGGTGACGCTTAAGTACTAAATGTCTAACTTTTGATTCACTCATAAGCCAAACTCCATAAATGACAAAAGCGCCGTTTGGGCGCTTATATGGGTGAAAATTGTGTCTTAAGTGAGTTTAGGATTGCCTGTCATCAGCAATAATTACTCACAGTTAAATCCAGTACCAACAAGGTCTTTTTTCAAATTTGAAACGAGAGTTTGCTGTTCCTGCTGTTGCCCACTAAGATAATTTTTATCTAGAGTCTCTGCACCATCAATAGATTTATAAAGCTCTTTAGATTCCTCTAAATTGTCTTTTAAAAACGTGGTGAGGTTTAGTTTCGCCTGGGCAGCTCTACATAAATTATTTTTAGCTTCTAAATATTGAGTAGCCTGTTTTACTTGACCAGTTGTAGGATCAAAAGAATATGCATTTGCCATTGCTGACTCCAAAGCTTCAGACAAACGATCATATTCTTTAAGATATTTTTGACTTGGTTCAGCTAAACAAGTGATGGAAATTAGAGTTAGACATACAAAAGCTATTGTTTTCATATTGTATAAATTCTGATGTTTTAAAAAATATAACATAAGAAAAAATTACAGACCCAACTTTTTAATAGATTTTTCATCCAACTTTCTTAACTCAGCTAAGCTATACAAACGGCCTTCAGGATCAAAGAACTTTTCAAAATCAAACTTTCCTTCTTTATAAAGCTTGTACCTCTTTGGTCCTAGCCATTCCTTTTGAAAGAAATCATCTGTTTTCTTAAAGAACTCTTTGAATGTGGTGTTTGCGTCCAGTTGCCCTATTAATTGGCTACGCTCATCTTTCGGGATGTCCTTTACTTTGCGCTCATCCATTACAAATGGACGTTCCCCTAGGAGTTTCCCATCTTTCTCAACTGGTACCAAAATACTGCGGCAATGAGGATGCAACGGCGGTACACGTTTGGCGGGGTCGTTTATTTCCCAGATGGAGCCATCAAGCGAAGCACACAACTTAGAAGTTCTTCCATCAAGTACACTAACAAATCGTACATATTCAAAGCCCAATTGATTAAAGCTATTCAGATATGCTTGATTAGCCACATGACTGCGCACAGTTCTAACAGTGCGATCAATATCAGTCTTGGTACCATTTAAGATTCCATCTTCATAATTGAGCCGTTTGGTACCACGAATACGCTGAACAATTTCCTGATTGGTTTTGCCAGTGCTGATTCCATCACGAATTGCATACTCAACTTTTTGGCGGGCATTTTCTGCAATTCTTGATAAAAGATCATCAACCAATGCTCCACCAGCCAAGGGCACTTTTTTTGCTGCTGTGAACAGCTTTTCACCATCGGGCTTATTTATCTTTGCGCCGAATAACTTTGCCATATAGCTGGCTTCATATACGGCCATCGCAGTAGCTGAAACTGCGAAAGCTTCTGGCAAGCTTGTGTTTACACTACTAAACCATTGAGAAATTAAATCTCTTATTTCCCTGAGATTTGAAGTTGTGTATTTCCCTCCAGCTAAAGCTATCTTTTCTGAATCACTAAGTTCATCCAATAAATCACGAAGCTTTGAAAGCATTGCGTTCGTATCATCATTGAATAAACCCAATAATTCATTTACTGATTGCGAAGAAGCACGATAAAGATAAGCCTGATGTTGAGTGAGTACCTCCAAAAGATTTTTATTATCTTTAGCCATATCACCATACCTATAGATTCACTGTTCCGTCTTTTTCGCCTTCGATGTTGTCCAGCTCTTCTTTATACTTTTGTTTTGGGAACATTCCAGTCTGGTTATATTCCCACCAAGATTTAAACGAAGAACGGCCCTGTAGTGCTGCCTCATACAATTGCCGTGCTAGTTCAGCTTGATACCCTTGTTTATTAAATTCCTGACTAATTTCGAACATCAGTTCATCTTTAGTCAGAACATCAACATTAGGCGTTACAAACTTAGCTGCCCATCTTAAAGCCATCGAAAAAGCTTCATTCATATTCACAACACAAAGTGAAAGAACGGAATGCTGCACGGCGTCATCACTGTTAGATTCTGTAGCAGTCTTTTTGGCCGCTGAACCCTTTTCAATTAAGCGCGCACCCATCTCTTTCATCTGTTCCCATTTATCCTTCATAGCTTCGCGAGCTAAAGTGTTTGGATCTGCTTGTACAATCCCCAAATCACCGTTTTCAGGTAAAGGTAACAGGACTTTTGCACCGATATAAATTCCACGCTTTTTGGCCTCGTCGTACCAAGCCCAATTGACTCCCTTTGCATAAAACTGTGGTTGGCCCATATAAAAAACGGACTCTTGAAAGTCCGCACTATCTCTATAATGAGCTAAATTAAGATTTGCCAATGGGAGCAATGGAGGCTTTTTAATCTCTTCAGAGTTATCAATAGCCCCCACAAAGGTGAAAGGAATATATGACCAAGTATCACCGTTATAATCAGTTGGGAATTTCTTTTCACCTCCCACCCATATGCCCTTATCGCCCTTGATATAGACCTGTACCGAATAGGCGTAAACTCCTTCACTATTTGGCTCTAACCTTAAGACACGATACTGCTCCACTTCCGTTTTACTAAAGCCATCACCGCCCCTCTCAGAAGTAAATTCACGGATGACTACTAAACAAAGCTTTTTCTGGTTATCAATCATCATTGAATCCCAATTGATCACATCAATGGCATTCAATAAGTGAATCATCGGGTAGGCTTTTTGCTGTTTAAACTCCGCAAGATTTCGTGCCGGTGTAACTGCAGGATAGTCAACATATAAAGCGCATCGGTAATGCTTTAATAAGTGTCGAATACCCGTTTGTGCCAATTGATAAGCACTCAAGCCAGCGCCGTTAGCATTGCGTTCTAAGTGAGCTAGTTCTGGAGGAAACTTAAAACTAGGATCTGTTGCAAAAGCTGCACCGACTAAGCTATTAGATGTTGTACCTGTAACTTCATAAAAAACTGCTCGCATTAAGTAGGCTAGATAAGCACTCTTATTTGCTTGGGTCTTATCATGAGCATTGGGTTTCGGCAGATACTTTTCTCCTTTAGCTTTTACAGCATCCTCGCCTTCACACACATCATCTAGCTTCTGCCAATATGGCAAGTTTTTAACATATTCAGGATGTTTAAAAGTTACGTCACTCATCGAGCAAATCCCATATCAGCAAAGAAGGCTTCAAAACCTCCATTCAATTCATTAAATGCATCTGAACCAGCATCAACTTGGTCGTCATGCGTTCCATTTGGAAAATTGCGAAGCTCTTCAATAAAGTCTTTATTCCAATCACCTCTAAGCATTCTCACGTTACCCACGTTAACTTGTGCCGCAAAAGGTTGTGCACGTGTGAGTTTGTCTCCCGAAACTGGTTTGGCTTTGACGTCATATCCTGCAAGAAGTTTTACGAATGCACTTGCTTGTGATTTACCAGCTTGACCAGGATCTTGAGGAATCCTTACCGTTACACCCATCCCATCTAACTCTGTGACTTGTTTTAAGCGCTTATTGACATTGTCTGGACCAAGTTGCCCTTTGGTTACATCAACGATATAGGTAAAGCCATCTGCGCCAAGAGCTTCTCTAACACCTACTGTAAAGTCGCCCTCATTTTCGGTAGCCCCAAAATCCCAAGCCCTAACTTGTTTCAATACATCCGCAGGCAAAGCATCAACAATTTGAATATTGTCGGGCTTAAAAAAACCGCCTGCTGGCGGTGATGGCATTTGTCGGTACTGCCCGGCAAATACATATGGTGCTGCTTGCTCCATTAGCCTCAATTTTTGGATATTGTGTTTTGCTGGCCACAGTGCGGATCCGTCTTCCTGAATAGCTGAAAGACATAGATGCTCCCATACTTCACCGTTACCACCAGCTACAGGAACGCCGTCTTTTCTATCACCTAGCAACCATCCAGCTAAATCATCTTCATGAAGTCGCTGCATAATCACAATGATCGGCGTATCTGGCGAGTTAGTACGCGATTCGAGTGTGTTCTGAAACCAATCAATTACCCCTTCTCGAATAGTTTTTGATGAAGCTTCATGTGCTTTGTGCGGGTCATCAATAATAATGCAGCCGCCAAAGCCTTTACGAAGTTTTCCTGCACCAAAACCAGTAATCGTACCGCCTGTACCTGTCGCATAGCAGACACCGCCTTGAGAAGTTCTCCAGAAGTCTTTAGCCTTACTATCATCACGCAATGTAAGCTCAGGAAAGACTTTTCTATACGCCTCTTCTTGTACAAGAGTTCGTATTTGGAAGGCATTATTTGCGGCAAGCATTGCCGAGTAACTGATATGAATAAACTCACAGTCTGGATTCTTACCAAAACACCAAGCCATGAAATTAATTACAGCAATTTCAGTTTTAGAATATCGTGGTGGAACGTTAATAATTAACCGCTTTATCTCTCCGCGATAAACTTTCATTAAAGCTTCGCAGATTTCTAAGTGGTGCCAATTTTGCATCCATTTATAACCACGGCGCTCCTTAAACATGTACCTTGTGAAGAAATATAAATCTTCTTGCGCCTCGATCCGGATGGCTTTATCCCGAGCCGCATCAGTACTCATCTAAGACTTCCCTCCGCGCTTTTAAGTAATCTTCCATTGGAACTGGAATTTCTGAATTAACTGTTTGGACTGGTCCGCCGTCTTTGCCTGTAATTTCTTGGCGATTAGTAAATTGACCACCAATGTCTTTAGCGGCTTGCTCAAGAATTTTTAAGGCTGTTTTGACGTTTCTAGTCTTCTCAAGTTGTCTTTGGTATTGCTTCAATCGGTAGTACTTATTAGCAATTGGAATATCAATTAAGCCTTTATCAAACTCATCTCTGGTTTTTTCAAATAGTTCGACATACTTTTTGCTTAAGTTCTTACCAGCAACCTTTGTAGGGTCATAAGTTGCAACTTGAACACGATCTATATCAACGCCAAACTCTTGTTTTACGAGTTCAGCCACTTCTTGAGGTGTATCACGACAAGCAAGAGACTGAACTATAAAGATTTTCACAGGCTCTTTTAGTGTCGCCATAACTTCCTCATCGTATAACTACGTATAACAAAATGGGCAAAAAAAAGAGCCATTAGGCTCAGTTGATTACACAGTTTCCGCAGCATTTTGAAATATCAAGATTCGAAACAAACGGCGGATTTTTTGCGACTTCAATAAGTCGCTTAACATTTTTGCTTGGTCCATAACGTTTAACTACGCCAATAAACTCTTCAACGTCATGACCTGCAAGATAGTGCTTAGGAAGACCAGAACTATCGCTATAAACAATTTCTCCGTCCTCGTCTCTCATCACTCCAATGTGGTAAAGCTCATGTTCAAGCAAGTAACAGAACTCTGTATCGTTTGCACGCTCACAGAAAGATGCATCGACCGTTATTAAATATGTAGGTACAAAACCAAACCAGTCTCGCATCTGTTGCTCTTGTCGAGCTTTACGCCAGCCACCGACATTGAACATGACTTTTTCGCACTGGCCCAACACCATAGCTTGCTTGCTTTTATATGCAGAAGAGGCCCACGCGAATGCTAAAAATTCTTCATTATCGTGAAGCAGTTCACCTATGTGATCATGATCGGGGTTATAAAGAGGTCCACCAATAGTTAAGTAATTAGCAACAACCCATTTTTTTAGATCTGGTGCTGGTGTTAGTCTAATTGCTTCTTCTTCATCTGCTTGATCAATAAAATCAGTCGGTGGAAATGGTCTTATTTGCTCCATCTTCAATTCTCGCTAATTCACTTTTTATCCAGTTGATGACATATCCCGACAAAATAGAATCTGGATGAAAGCGCTCTATTTTGTATCCCATCTCTTCAGCAAGATCATATCGATCAAGACTCCATGCTTTATTTGACAGCTTTCCACCACGCCCACCAGACCAGGGACCACCCTCAATTTCAATGAGCAAACGCAATTTCACTATATGAAAATCAAAGCGCCAGTGTTTGGTATGGATCGGCTGAAACTTACTTTCAAATCCAATCGCCAAATCCTCAAGCTCTTCCTTAAGTGTTGCCTCAGCCTCGAGATATTTTTGCTTCGCCTTAGGCAATGGCCGGCTTTTAGGTTTAGTTTTAGGTTCTTTTTTTCTTGTAAGCCAAAAATAATCTTTACCGTCCATTTATTTCGCCCATTAAAAAAGCCCCTAATTGGGACTTTGAAATGCATAACTTAAGTAAAAAAATAGTTACATAATGCTTTCAACACATTCTCAACTTAATGTTGCTTTTGACTCTCAATCATTTCTGAAAGACTTTTTTGAAATTCAGGAATGGAAAAAATATCAATATATGGCATTTTAAGAATACTTTTCTTTTTCTTAAGTACGCCTAATCCTGTAAGAAACTGTGATTTATCTGTTAAGAAAAAAAATTCAAAACAGTAACCCTCAAAAATGGTTAAAAAACGAATTCGCTGCATTTCATCAATATTACAATAAATATCCGTTATAAAATCTAGCTCCATCTCACTAAATGGTGCGATCAAACTTACTAATTTTGAAATTCTGATATCAAAACATTCTGTTAAAAAAACCTGCTCGTTCTTAACACTTTCCTTTAAAAAATTTTTGGCTACGGGAGATTCATCAAAAATTTTTAATTTCTTAAAAATTTCATGGTTAGATTCAATACCTCTCCACATAATAGACAACAAATACAAAATGAGTTTTTTTTGATCAACCCCTTGAATTTCATAATGATAATCTCTTTTTTTATGTTTTACTGATTTCATTCTGTTTCTTAAAACATTTAAAGAATACTCTTCATACTTCTTATTTAATTTTTGTTCACATTCCCCACATAACATATATGTGGCCCACTGATCTTGATCTTTGACAACTTTATTATGCTGTCTATCAAATCTCAAAGCATGATTTGCACCTTTTAAGGCCTTTTTGAAAACTGCTCTACCAATAACATGAGATCGCTTTAATTCTTTTTCTAGATCGCATAATTTGCAAATACCATTTTTCATAAATGTTTCTTTAAATAACTTTTGATGTTTAATATATATTTTATCAATAAAAAATAATGAAATAATATATGGTTATAAAATTATTTACCATTGTTTATAAAAGAAAAAGCCCCGCCAATAACTAGTATTTGGCAGGGCTTCATGCGCCGTAATACGCTCGGCAAATTAAAAATTTAAATCTGAAGAAAAATTTATACTTCTTATTAAATGGATAAATTGATTGTATTCATCTTCACTATCGAACGGAAACTCTACTTCAGAACCATCCGAGAAATTAACTAATACGGAGCCAAGGTCTATACTTGATTCTATTTTGACAATTTGATCAAGATTATAATGACATGTACCAACTTGATAGAATTTAGGCAGATTACCCATTTCTTATTCCTGTTTAATTTTATTTAGAAAATTATAAGGCCTAAGCATAAAATTTCATAATTCATTCAATACAAAAAAGCTCACCATTTGGCGAGCTTTTAAAATCTTTCTGGCGATTACTTTACATTTCGCCCATTTTAGAAATCTTTATACTCAAGTGTATACCCAACTGTCAAGCACAAGTTTCTTGAGTATCAGGAAGTTCAAAACGAAATGAACGAGAAATACGCGATCTAATTTCATTTTCCCATTCTGCAACAATAGATTCTCCAAATAACTCAAACTTTTGATAGCTTTTTATGTAAGCAGTCTTAGTGGCAACAATTCCTGCAATTTTCATTTTTTCATTTAATGTATATGGACGCTTGCCAGTTCCATTACATTTTTCGCAAAACTTTGCCCCTTCAGAAAAACCTTTTGAATTAAAAGTTTCGAGTTTTCCTATTCCTTGGCATCCTCCACACATAGCCTTAACAAAAACATGGCCACGCAAAATAATCTCAGCCATTCCTTTAGCCAGATTAGTGAGATCACCTTGAGCATTAGTAGGTGTAAATTTTTTCTTTACCATTTCTTCATGAATCTTTACCGCTAATTTATTTCGCGCTCGGAAAAAATTACCAGATTTAATCTCGCCGCGAACGAATTCAACCTTGCCCGGAATATCTTCAATACGGCGTTCAGTTTGAAAATTAAAATCATATTTACTGTAAAAAGTTTCAGTTTGTTTTTGTGCCGGGGTAATTATTGCAATACGTTCAAAATCAACCTTCTCAACCAGTACTGTGGCCCAAAGCTTTGCAGCTGGTGATAACAGCGCTAATTCACCTAAAACTACATCTTTTGAAATTTTCTTACCTTCTGCTTTGCCTTGAGCAATAGCAAGGCGAAGTAACTCAATAAAATCAAACTTTTCAACTAACATAATCGCCTTCCTATTTACCCTTAATTAATAATTCAATTTGCTTTAATGCCATACCGGACTTAACTTGCTCTGTGCTGAACCGTAAAACCGTAAAACCCATCATTGCTGCGGAGTTGTATTTCTCCATATCTCCTAGATAACCTTTGCCCCTCGTATGGCGACCTCCGCTCCAGATCCCGCCTTCTACCTCAATCAAAATCTTTTTACCCGTTATTAAAAAATCTGCTCTCCATTTACGATCAGGATGGAACTTATATTCCTGTTCAAAACCAATCTTGCATGCTCTTAAATGCGTTGCCAGAACCATTTCACCCACACTTGGTTGTCTGGCAATTTGCTTTGCTGAACGCCGCTTTTTATTTTTCTTAATAGGAAATAACTTACGGTATTCAGCAATGCTGACTGATGACATCAAGCACCACCTTTCAGCAAATGGTCCAATTGATTAGCAAAGCAGTTATAAACTCGCGCTTTATCCTGATCACCTAAAAGGCTGGATGAATGAGCATCTTGTTTATACTTCTGAGCCAGTTTTTCAATTGACTCACTTAGTTCAACCAGAGTGCTTTGCTTTTTACCGCTGAGTGGTTCAATTGAGCGTGATACGTGGTCAGCCATTTCTTTTTCCATCTGATCGAAGTAACTTTGACGTGCTAAATCTCTCGACTTGATTAGCTCTGGTGAAATAAGCTTTTCCATTTCACGGCGTTGCGCTTCAATCCATCTACTGTCCATTTTTTGCGCCCTCCGCATTAAACTTCTTCGCTTGGTCAAGTGCCTTCTCTAATTGAAGTAACTCGTTGTAATCAGTGTTTGATAGCCCACTGCGGTTATATCGGCCTCGTAATTTTTCACAAAGAGTCTTAACTTCTGCAAAACCGCAGTAAGAATTTATTAACTCTTCAACTACACAGTGTTGGCATTTACTCATGGCGATATCCTTTCTCATCAAGCTCTTTACGCGCCAACCACCACAAAACCACCGCACCGCTAATAGCAGCTGTAAAAAATGAAATGAGTAAACCCCACGCTAAAATCTCGAATTTGTTCATACATTCGCCCCATCAATTAGCTGAAGAATATTTCGTGGAATCGGCACACCTTCACGGCGGCACATCTCTGCGTATTCGTGCGGATTGTCAAAAGGATCTGGACCTGGCTCTTGTTTGAGTTCTGGCTCTTTTTCCTTAGCCTTAAGCTTTTGTACTGGTGCAGGTTTACGACCATTGATTTTTAAACGTTCCATCAATGATTGGAGATGCTTTTGAGCCTCGTCATTGCTCACAGGAACGTGTTTAGGTTCTTTGTGTTCTAGTTGTAGCGGTGGAGTGTAAAACTCTTGCTGACGGCCTTTTAACTGAGCTTTAGCAACCATCACGTTGTAGGTCCCGAAGAAATTATCTTGAGCTGCTCGCATTTGGCCGGCTTCGATCAAATACATAACCTCGTCTAAGGCGTACTTAGTGATTTGGGTAATAACCACGGAACGGTCAGTTGTAAACTTACATGCGCGAGACCAAGCTTCTTCTGGAGACATCCAACTTTCACCGATACACCAGGTGCGAAACTCGGCAAATGACGGCATAAAGCGTCCACCTGCTGTAAGTAAACGAGCAAGTGCGTTGTTAAATTGGTTTTGTTGAACGCCAACCAGTGTTTTAAGTGCGATTTGCTCAACCACTGACAGAGGAATTGCACTTTCGCCTGTTGCTGGAAATTGCTTATTGAACTGAGCAGCGTAAACAGTGCGAAGAGAAGCGATTAATTGACGCACTTCGTTCAAGGTAATCTCATGCATGACCTACCTCCTCAATCATTGGAAACTTTTTTGCTGGGGTTACATCCACGATTTGAGATTCGCTCTGTTCTTCAAAAAGATTAGCGAAGTAACCCGACTCTTGTGGTTTTTGACCGGTTGAAGTGATTTGCTCTTGTTTCTTGCGGTTTGCAGCAACTTGTTTCTCGTTGTTTTGAACCCAAGAGAACCACTTAACCAACCAGATGCTTGGTGTATTCAACGAACTTGATTCGTTTGCAAAGTACCAGTCACCGAAATTTTGAATCATGGTTCTCAAGTCGATTTCAGGTACCGAAACAAATCTTTGTTGAGCAAGTGAAATGAAATCGTATTGAAACTCGCTGTATTCAGAAATGAATTCACGCATTGAGTAACGCTTGTGATCATCGATCTGATACTGAGCAAATTGGATTGGTGTAAATTGCGAATTTTCTTCACGCGCATTACTACTACTATCTATATATTGGTTATCGGTTAACGGTTTATGGTTAAGGTTTTTTTGGCTTTCACTTTCAGAACCCAAAATTAACCCACTGGGTTTTTGTGGGTTTTCAGAATTAACCGAGTCGCCTTCACTTTGGTTTTCTTTTGGTTTTTCCTTACGTGGACGCCCACCTTTCTTACCATTTTCACGATTTTTATCCCCTACTTTTTGATAAGCGGCGATTTCTGAATCACAACGTTTGTTGTGAAACCCGTCTTCCTCTTCCACAAAAAACTCTTGCAGCACAATTAATACTGCATCCCTTTCTTCTTGGGTATTTGCACGTAACCGACGAAAAACCGACTGGGTTTCTTTGGGTAATGGTTTTTCATTCAAATAATAGAAATCGAGAGCACGGCGATAAAAGCACTCTTCAACTGGGCTAAGGTGCGCTGTAGCAACCATAAAGTCGCTGATATGGTGGAGATATTTATACATCAGTGACTGCTCCTAATTTTACAAGACCGCGCATTTCCAACTGACGAATAATTCTTGGAGGAATAAATTCGTTGTTGATTTTGTAGCGAATACGAGACTTTTCTTTCACCTGAATTAGTTTGTGCCCATCTTCCATGAGACGGCGAACTGCTATAGCCTGCCCCCCCATATGAGTTAATTCTTCAAGTTGATAAAATCTTTCCTGAGCCTCAATTGCGGCATTCATAACTGAAAGCGGCATGGCTGCTAATTCTTTAGCCGAATAGATCTTTACTGGTTGTTCCAGGGGAATTACCACCTCTAGCGGTGTGGTGGAAACGGAAATATCCTGTTTTCTTCTTGCTGCATATCTCACTTTTCACCATCCTTTGGCTTAACATAGCCTCCAAAAGAATCAACCAAACACGCTTTGGTTAAGCTGGTTACAATCTGCTGTGCCAACCACTGCGTTATGCGAAATTGACGAGCCATGGCTTCTGAAAACTCAACCTTCGTAACCGCAGCATTATTTTCGTCATAACCTTTGTTACGTAAATTTTGCTTTTTCACCTCAAATAGGTGACCAAGCACTCGCAATGCAGGTTCATAAAAAGATTGGATTTCACTTTGATGAAGAGAATCTTTGATTTGCTGTGTAAAGCTGCTCATGACACCTCCGCTAATGCTTGCTCAGCTTTTGTTAGGCGGCGTTTAGCGTTGAGCTCTGCTACTGTTGCTGTACGGATTTCTTTTGATGAAACCAGAATCAAATGATTCTCCGATTTGATAGTCCACAACCTAGTCAAAGTTTTATTTTTAACCTCAAATAAATCGTTTGATTTAAAACTTCGACACTCTTTAGTAAGCACTACAACGTCACCCACTAAAAATTCTGGCTGGTTGCGTTCGGTTGTTTGATTTGATAAATTGTTTTGCATATTCATGGGTTCCTAAATTTGTGAATTAAGAAGCCTGATCTTGACCATCAGGCTTTTTTATTGCGTTCTCTCCGAACGGATTGTTTTCTTTGTTCATATAAATCAAAACGTTCTCTGGGTATTCCAGATACCTGTGACATAAGATTCTTGTCATCTTCACAACGCTTCATATCCAGAATGGCTAACCATCTTAAATACTGGCTGTTAGACCAGCCTCGTTCATATGCTTCCCTTGCCACATGCTCAGCTACAGGCTCAGATAAATGTGTCGGCATGCACACCGTCTTTTTTGCACTTGGCTTTTGTTTGGTCATGGTTGTTCCTAAACTGATATTTGTTCATGAGGTCAGTTATGCTATAGACGACTCTGGCTTAGCATTCTCAAGTAGCCATTCAGCCGTAAACTTTCCACCGCTATTAATTGCAAGTATCTGGGCATATTTGGTTTCGCCCGTATATTCAGTTCTTGGTAATACCCCTCGTTTTTCCATCTTGCTCATGGCCATGTATGTACGGTTTAGTAACGCTGCTGCTTTAGATCGACCACCAACAGCATCAAAAGCATATTTAATGGGATTCAAAGTTAAATCTCCCTTTTAATTGATTTCACCAAAATTAAATCATAGGTTTAATTTTAATACAATCCATGATTGCTTCTATTTTTTTAAATTTCCAATAGAATTTTAAACCAAAGGTTTATTTTATTAATGATTATGGAATCTATAGCTGAACGCATCCAAGCAGCACTTGATTATGCAAATCTAAAATGGTCAGCAGCATCTCTCAAATTGGGACTATCAGCTCAAGCTGCATCTAACTGGAAAAAGGGGAAAATTGGTAAGGAAACCCTGAAAGAGCTAGCGGCTTTAACTGGAGTAAGTGCCGGATGGTTGCTAGATGGTTCTGGATCAATGATCGAGTTGGCTGACAATCCTGAGAATGCTGATGCATATAGGCCAGTTATGGCATGGGAAGCACCGGATGACCTCGATCCTAATTCTTTTATGATTATTCCGCATGTAGACGTCAAGTTTTCCGCAGGTAATGGCCGACTGGTTGAATTTGAGCCAACAACCAGGATGACGGGATGCGCACAACGCATGGAGTGGTTTCATAAGAAAAAAGTTTCACCTAAAAATCTTGTAGAAGTGGATGTTGATGGTGACAGTATGGAACCAAGGATACCAAGCGGCAGCGTTGTAATTATCGACAAGTCTGTTAATAGACTAGAGCAAGTTCAGAACAGAAAGGTGTATGCAATCAGGTATGGTGATGAACTAAAAATCAAAAGATTATCTCGTAGATATGACGGAGCCTTGATTATTGATAGTGATAATCCTAGCTATGAAAGAGAGATCGTTGAGCCGCAAGACTTGGAGCATATTGGCATCATTGGTAAATATGTTTCTCATTCTTATGATGGTGAAATTTAGGCGAGCTAAGTAATTAATTTTTAAAGAAAAGAGGGTATTATGATCGCAACACTTAATAAATCCAAAACTGCGCTAACGATTAATCGCCAAGAGTTCAAATTAGCATTAGGTAAAATTGGCGAAGGTATTGAAAAACAAATAGCCTCACTTAAAAAAGCCAAGCAAAGTTATGACGCTACTGAAATGGCATGTGAGGTCATTAATGAAGCAAATATCTTTGAGGCTATAATCGAAGGATTTAATGAAGCTGAAGGTACTAATTTAAAACTATCAGATATAAGTAATTTGGAGCAAGCGCAAGGCTGGGTTGATGATTTTCTAGAAAAGTACAGCACTTGAAAAGGTAAATAAGAAGAAGTTGATGAGGTAAGATTCGTAATGAATAAAAAATATATGCCACCAGAACTTTACGAATACAGGCATCTAACAAGCACTGAACAAATGGCAATTCATCAGATGCTTATTTCTTATGTTCGTGAAGATCACCGCTTCAATATCATCATGATGGGGGCTGCGGAGCCTTACAACTTAGTAAAGATAATCAGTGTGAATTTTGAAAATGAAGCTGCAGGTATATGGATTCACTTCGAAACTATTGTTGGTGAAAAGCTGGCCTTGCCTATTGATTTCATTTCAAGAATTGAGTTTTCAGGGCAGCAGGAAATTTAATAAAAAAGATTAGTTTAAGGTTGGAGGAATATTAGGAAATGAAGTGGAATCCACAATATGCAAAAAATTGAAGTTAACTCCCGTAATATCAGCCATGTTCTTTATCAACACTTCTTGTTGACGGTAGTGCTTAGAACAGGTGAAAGGTTTATTTACAGACTTCTTGAAGCAACCACATTCAAAGAGTTTGTTGATTCAGAAGATAAAGATAAATTTTATAGAAGTCATATTGAGGCTAATAAAGAATTTAAGCGGATTCAGCTTTTTGTTTAATTGAAACCGTGACCCGACACAGTGCTTTAAACCATATCGGTAGAGAATATATGTATAAGATACCTAAAGTAGTTATTCCTGATTCCGCTAAAAAATATAGGCCTCCCAAAGTTAAATTAACGCTAGAAGAAATCAAGCAACTTTCAGATGACGAGTTAATGATGCTTTTAAGCGGTGAAGGCCGAAGCGGAATTATCCCAGCACCACTTCTACAAGCTATAAGCTATGAATTGACATCAAGACAGATTAAAAAATCCAGCAAACCGCATTGGACTGCTTATGTTGGGGTGCTGCTGGCCTTAATTGCTGCAGTCACTGGTGTTGTTGCAATACTAAAATGAGAGTAACGATAACAGAGCACATTGAGATAAAACTAAGCACAAAATTTACTATACGTTTGTTTTTGATTTTCATGACATATCCACCAGTAGCACCCTCTTAACAAGTAAAGCAATTGAGGTGATTAGAGGTATTAAGCTAATTAACAGACCAGCTCTCGTCAACTTTATTTCACACATAAGAACTCTCTTTAAAATGTGAACCAAATGGCAATATTCACAAGTATTGTTACCATGCTAATAAACATTTGCATATTTAGTATCTGATCTAATTTCATAAAAATACCTTTGTCAGGTTAAATCAGCGACCAACCCACCACCACGGTGGGTTTTCTTTTGTCTATTAAATCTAAAATTTAAAATAAATTCAATCTTAGGTTTAAATATCTATTGCATCAAAATTAAATCTAAGGTTTAATAATTTTCACCAGATAACAAAAAAGCACACCGCCCCTCCCCAGGTCCGATGTGCTTTGCTATATGCGAGATCAATTATGAACGTAAAAGCTCCTCCTTTCAACTCATTTGCATTTGTCAGCATGGCTGCTCTTGCAATCTCTGGTGGTTCTTTAGTTGCTTGCCAATTGCAACCAGCTTTCCAAACAAAAGAAGCACCTACTCTTTTTACCCCTAAAACACAACCAAGTACTTACAGTGTGTTAACCGCAAAAATCACAGGTAAACATACAGGTGTTGCCGTCATCAAATTAGATAGCTTCCGTTTAAACGTTAGCTTTGATTTTGAAGCTCATCCAGACAGTTACGGCGTTCCGGGTTCTGAATTTACCGCTGTTGATATTACTCAACTCACAGTAAATGAAATTACTGATGTTAACGGTAAGTCATATAACGATTTCACCGAATTTGAAGACATCCGCAACATCAATGACCTTCTAAAAGGCTTCATCGAACGTAACAAGTTGGTGGAGGCTTAAAGATGACTCATTTCAAAAAACACCCTGACGGCTACATGTCATTTTTAGGCCGTGATGATAAGGGCCTCTACTCTGTTCGTATTGGCTGGCAAGTGTACGCATCTAATGCTAATGGCTCAGTTCTTTACAAAGTTAAAGACGGATTTAAGACGCCTTTAAATGTGTTCAGGTTCCAAACTGACTATCCAAAAGTTTGGAATGAACTCACACAAGAAATTGATTTCCAACGCAGAAAGCAGCTCGCAATAAAACTGCGTGAAACAAACATCCCTACTTATGACCGCAAGGCTTATAAAACTAAGCGCGGCTTCACTGGCTCAAGATAAGGATAATAAAATGGCTCTACCGATTATTACTGCTGACCAAACTTTATTGGTTCAAGCAATTATTGTGTACCTATACGCGGATCCAGGTTTAGGTAAATCATCGATGGGCTTTACTGCGGAAAAAGCAATTTCTTTTGACTTTGACCGTGGTGCTCACCGTACTGGTGAATTACGTCGTGGTGCGGTTGTACAGGTTCAACAATGGAGTGATGTTGCAAACCTTACTCCGCAGGACTTAGCACCATATAAAACCGTTGTCATTGATACCGTGGGTGCAATGCTTGAATGCATTAAAACCCACCTGTTACTTACGGCAAATAACCGTCAAAAAGATGGTTCTTTAAAGTTAAAAGCCCAAGGATTAGCAAACCAAACTTTTAAGCAATACATCAATACTTTGATCAGTTTAGGTAAAGATGTTGTTTTCATTGCACACGCATCAGAAGATCAAAACGGTGATCAAATTATTTACCGACCAGATCTAGGTGGTAAAAACCGTAACGAACTTTACCGTATCGCAGATGTCATGGGTTATCTAACAACTGTTACCACAGGTGAAGGTAAAAATGCCCGCGTTATTAATTTCAAACCCTCACCTACACATCATGCGAAAAACTCAGGTGCACTAGGCGGTGAAACTGGTGAAGTGTGGGTACCTGATCTTAAAGCACACCCTACTTTCTTGGCTGACCTGATTACTCAAGCTAAAGATCACATTAACACCTTAACGCCTGCACAACTTGCAGCAGCTAAAGCCCAAGAAGAGCTAGAAAACTGGAAACAAAGCTGTGAAGAAGCTGAGCATGCAGGTGATCTAAATCAATTAACTGAGTCGCTTGATAAAGAACACATGTATTACCAGAACATGCGACAAGCAATGTTAATGAGAGCTAAAGCATTGAATTGCACGTTTGATAAACAACGTGGCACTTGGATTAGTCCACCAGAATTTAACGGTATCTCAGATCAACAAAGAGACGAACTTCAAAACTTTATTGCTGAACGTGGCCTCGATGTAAAAACAGTTTGTGAGCACTTCGGCATAGATGCCCTGATCCAAATTGAAGCAGCAAAACTACCAGCAGTTAAACAAGACATTGAAACATTAGCTAAAACGGGGATGACAGCATGAATAATCTAATTACTGCAGCTGAAGCATTTGCAGCTCTTCAAAAAGGTAAAACTGTTCTTTGTCGTCCTATTGGAGACATGTTGGACTTTTCTGACTTAGATCAATTCCCCGCTTCTGTTTTTGGTAAACCGGGTTTTGAATTCTGCATCAAAATCGAAACTATTGAGCTGGCTGGCATTACATTCACAAAGCCATTAACTATTGATGAATATGAGGAAGGACAGGATGTTTTTGTAATTACTACATATTCGCCTTCTATTTACGTCGTGAATTTTAGAACCACCGCATTAATTGAATCTATTAATAGCGGCTTTGTTCAACGTGATGCAGAAAACGCCAAGCTTCAATTAAAAGCACTATCTAAAGCGTTAGGTTTTGAAGTTAGTGACGATTTTAGTGTTATTCGCCTAGGTGACGAACCAAAGAAACAGCGTGCTAAGAAATCAAAAGGTGCACAGACAGTAGTTGTAGAAAAGACTTCTGAAATTGTTGATGAAGTTAAACAACCTACAATTGTTATTACTGAGCAAACAAATGTAACTACTTCTGAAGACTCATTGGTGCAATCCGAAGATATTTCAGAAAATATAGGATCAGCTTTAGATAGTGCGATTGTTATTACAGAACAACCTTATGTGTCTTCACCTGAAGATTTTTTAACTCAGCCTACACCTGAGCAAGAAAAAAACAATGAGTATCAGCAAACCCTAGATACTCTTCTACAGCGTGTAAAAGAGTCAAAAACACCTGCAGAAGTAAATGCGGTTTATCGTTATACCCGCACATGGGATGACGAACAAATGAAGCCTATCCTTCTCGCCACTCACAAACGTCTTGAAGAGCTAGAAAAAGAAAAGGCATCTGCTAATGAGCCACCCTCTTTAATGGTTCAAATCCAAACTGCACCAGACCTTACAACGCTAGATGCTTTGGAAATAGACGTGGCTGCACGAGATCCGCAGATTCAACCGAAGCTAATGGGGTATGTGAGAAAACGCCGCTATGAATTAGAGAATCCTACACCTACCCAACCAGAAGCAGAGCCTGATTATCTATTAGGAGACGGTTTCTAATATGAAAGATCAGTACAAGAAAGTGAGCCAAAAATACATGCTTGGTTTTATGTACTACTTGCAATTGCTGGGCTACGTAATAGTCCGGCAAGGCATGGATCAAGCAATGTTTCTAACAAAGCATTATGCGGTACCAGTCGCTTGGCGTCGCGTAACAATCGACTATCACAACCGATTAAATAAACCTGCCCAGCAGCTTTATAAAGAGTTTGTTGAGTGGACTAAAGAAGAATATTTGAGGGCTTAGGTAATGATTGATTTAAAAACAAAACAAGCTTTTTGGTCTGAACAATTACCTTTCTTTAAAGAAAAATATTGGATTCCCGGACATCTAGATGTACTCGAATTTGATATGAATGCTGGTTGTTTTGATATTGCTGAAGGCGTCAAAACTGATCTAAGTGAAGAAGACCTTTTTGATGTTTACCATCGTGTAAATAGTGGTTGGGCAATGTGGAAAAAAGCCGTGAATTTCATGAAATCCAAAGTTCCAACGTGGATTAGCGTGAATGATGAATTGCCACCTACTGACATAATGGTACTTATTTGTTGGGCAGATGCTCCTGATGTCACCCCAGAACAAGACTATATGACTATTGATGAGGATTTAAATAGCGTATGGGCAAACTATCAAAATGATCCACCTTCACATTGGATGCATTTTCATAGTGTGCCAAACGTATCGGGAGCTGAACAATGAGCATAACACTTAGCGGTCATCAACTAAAAAGCCTTCTCGAATTTGTAAATCCAGATGGTGAGAAAGATTTAGATCAACTTGATACTGAACTAACAATTAAATTCTTTGAAGTTGGCCACAGTGGAAAAGGCTATTACTTTTGGATGACCGAATATCCAGAAGAAGGTGCAATGAAGTTGGATATTGAATCGGGAGCTGAGGGATGAGTGAATTAGAAATACTTGAATCAGCACCCAAAGATGCTACCCATTATTTTCTTGTGCCTAATGGATCTGGTGAACCTTATTACGTTCTTGAAAAAGAAAAAAAGTTCTACTGGTTTCACGGTCAGGATGAAATAACTAAGCCACACATTTTGAGTTGGATTAAGTCAATTGAATCACTGAAAGAAGTTAAAGCGGAAAGTAAGGAGGAGTAAATGGGACAAATAGTTAAAATAGAGGCTAGCATTCTAGAAAAGATTGTTGCTGTAGCTGAACGTATTGCTCAGTCAAAAGAAGAACGCCGAGTTGGTCGTGAAGAATTTGCACACATGCTCAATATCGAACCTGAAACTCTAGACGCTCGGAATCGTGAAGGCAGATACCAAAGGCCATACAAGGATGGGCGAAAAAGTTTTTGGTTATTGTCCTACGTGCAATCTGTCGTTACAGACACAAAAGAATCTGGTAAAGTAGCCACCTATTGAGGTGGCTTTATTTTATACAATGAGATAGGTACTTTTTCAATATTGAGTACCAAATTGAGTATCAAAATCACCCCAAAATAAAATCCCTTTATATATTAGTGAGTTGAATCTAAAATGCTTCTAATGATCGACAATTACGACTCTTTTACCTACAACATCGTTCAATACTTTGGCGAGTTGAATCAGGAAGTAAAAGTAGTTCGCAATGATCAAGTCACATTAGAGGATATTGAACGATGGCAACCAAAATATCTTGTGATTGGTCCTGGCCCTTGCTCTCCAAGCGAGGCAGGTATTTCAATTCCTGCAATTAATCATTTTGCCGGAAAAATTCCTTTGCTTGGGGTGTGTTTAGGCCATCAAAGTATTGGGCAAGCTTTTGGCGGAAAAATTGTAAGAGCCAAAACGGTGATGCACGGACGTTTATCTGATATGTACCATAGCAATAAAGGTATTTTCAGTAATCTTCCTAGCCCATTCTCGGCAACTCGTTATCATTCATTAGTGATTGATCAGGAAACGCTACCTGACTGTCTTGAAGTAACATGCTGGACCAATGAAGCAGATGGCTCAATGGAAGAAATTATGGGCGTTAAACATAAGACACTTCCTGTTGAAGGCGTACAATTCCATCCTGAATCCATTTTGAGCCAACATGGCCATCAAATCTTTAAAAACTTTTTAGACATCTATGCATAA